TGGCGCGAAGCGGCGGGCGATTTTTCGGCTGGGAAGGACCCGAAACACCGAACATGGCATCGAACCGACTCGCTGGCCTTGGCTGGCGCATGCCCAGGGCGCCGCACGTTACGTGTAACGTTACCGCGTTGATTGCAAACGACTTAGCTAACTCCAATCCGCTCAAGCACTTAGCTAACGCCTTTGCTTTGTTGCAGTTAGCTATCTGCCTGATTCTATTGCCTTTATGCTAACCGCATGAAACCAAACTGTTTAGCTATCTAGCTGAAAAGACAGCCAGTTAGCGCATCCTATTGAAAACAAAGCACCGCCGCTAAACCACTGAGAACAAAGGCGGAAAACTAATTTGCGCCGTAGGGGTGAAATCCTCTGTCGGCACGCCCAGGTCGCTATGTAATTTTTTCAACTGAACGCCTTATATAAGCTGGACTAATGTTGGAATCAGACTAGGCTGTCTGAAATAGGATTGCACGCCCTGGGGACGGTCGGCACGCCCTGGGCGCATCCTGGGCACGCTGTCGGCGCCCATGCGGCACGCTGTCGGCATGCTGGGCGGCGCATCCTGGGCGCCCTGGGCGCACGTGCGCGGTAATCCTGGGCATGCTGGGCACGCCCTGGGACGGCTGACGGTCGGCGCATCCTGGGCGCCCTGTCCGATACCCCTGGGCGCCCTGAGTCGCGACCTGTCCAAACGGCTATGGATATTTATTCACGATACTGAATATTTATCCAAACGGCTGTCGGCACGCCCTGATCTCTGCTAGGTTTCTAGCAGGTTTTTCCACAGGATAGGAGGAGGATAAATTCGCCTGAGTTTCGCTCAGTTTCGGTTGAGTTTCGCCTATAGGTAATACCCTGATAGCCCAGGAAAAAATTGACGCAACCATGCGCCCAGGAACGCTCAGAAACCATGTGTTCACTTGTGGGATTATCAACAACTTACAGGGGTACTGTTACAACATGTAGCACTGCTTTATTCAGCGTTTATACATCCCCTGGGCGGCGCATCCTGGACACGCTGTCGGCGCCCTGGGACGGTCGGCGCCCTGGGCATGCTGCCGACTCCCCTGGGCGCATCCTGGGCACGCCCTAAAACACTAAGGGCGCCCTAAGTCTTGCGACCTGGGCGCCCGTTTCAACTGTGGGGCTGTAATGAGGTACTGCGGGGTATCTTACGGCACGAGTGATACCAGGGCGCAACGTTCACAGAACACGGCGCCCTGGGCGACATCAGAGTACGGCACAGTATCGGCGCACCCTGGGCAAACGGCACGTAGGTCTAGATCGCGAGGATTGCAGCACGGCACGGGACTAGGACAGTGCGTGCCGTACCAGGGCGTATCAGCGGTCGGCGGCACGGCGCCGTTATGCCAGTCTTCTACGTCTGCAAGAGTCATAGTTAGGCACGCACGCACGTCAGCGTGCCGTGAAAGTCGCAGAGCAAGCGACAGAAAAAAGTGGACCGCCGCGGCACGCATGCTAGTTGTTCTCCCTGGGTGATTCCATCGATTCCAATTCGACAGCCGCAATTGCTGACAGGTCGTATCCCTGGGCAGCAACACGCTTGATCAAGCTTGACCATGCCGACACTAGGGACTCGCAATGAAAGCAGAATAGGCGCGTGTGCCCATTGCGCAAATGGAACCGAAAAAAGAACAACGATAGGCGAGTATCGTTGTTGATCAACTGAACATGTTTGTTAATCGTCATAGTGTCTCCCTACGGCGCCGTGGCGCCGTTTCGTCCCGTCCCAGGGACTCATCAGGGGAGTTAACGCCGTTTGCGTGCGCCGAACATTACCAATGACTCTCCCTGAGCGTTCATGCTGAACGCTTCGGAATAAGGGCGTGCGCCCAGGTTGCGCCGCAGCACGTGTTCGTACATAAACGGATTCACGCCCTTCGGAAAAACAAAGTGAATGAATCGATGCGTATCGGTTTCAGTTCGTTTGATGGTTGCTCGTAGTCTCATCGTTTGTGTCTCCCTACGGCGCCCAGGGCGCCGTTTCGTCCCGTCCCAGGGACTCATCAGGGGAGTTAGGACGCCAACACGATAAAGGGACTGTCCGCGTTGATAGCGAGTCCCTTTGCACGTAAACCGACTACCACGCCCTTCGGGTCTAGGAATCGCAAGTCGTGCAAGTCGCCATCAATCACACGGTAACCATGCCAAGTCTCAGGTAACGGCATGCCCTTGCGCACATGGAACACGACAGCGACATTGACGCCCTGTGCGAGTACTCGCAGGGACTCGCATAAATTCTCGCCACTATACGAGTACGTGATGTGATAGTTGGGCAATTGCCGCAGTTCAGCCTTTGCCAGTTTCGTATAGTCGTAAAACTGGACTGTCGGAAATGACCGCGCCATTTCTTTAGCCAGCCATGGTAGGTCACTCGTGCCGTTAATCCTGACAGCCAGCCGCATGCCGCGTTTAGCAGCACGGCGCACGTACATCCCTATGTCATACCTCAGGCATGCCAGAAACAACGCACGGCTAGATGCGAGCAACATTGTTTTCGCAACACGTGCCGCTTGCACGTTGCGGAACCGTCCCATGCCAGCCGTGTTGAGACATAGCGCTATGCACCATGCCGTTGCGCCTAGGCACACGTTAAGAACGCCTGAGGACATAGCTGGCGCCAAGTACATAATCGCAGTCAGCCAGCCTAGGGACTCGCCTTTGACTGTCTTGTAATTGTCATCCTGTAGCAGCCGTTTGTAGCCGTTTGGTTTCCGTTTATTCGTCGTCATAGTGGGTGTCTCCCTACGGCGCCCAGGGCGCCGTTTCGTCCCATTGCAGGGACTCATCAGGGGAGTTAACGCCGTTTGAAAATCCAGCGTTTGCCGCAATCATCCCCAGGGCGCACGGTCGCGTTAATGCTGCCTACTCTGATTTCGGAACCGCCAGCAAGCCATTGATACTTCCGTGCGGAAACCTTAACCCATGGACCATGCGCAATCTGAAAACACGCGCACGGCAAGTCAGAGTGATCGAATTCAAAAGTGGCGCCAATTGCCAAGTCGCGAAATTTCATTAGCGTGAACCTCCCAAGTGAACGCGGAAAGTGTGATTACCATCAAAGTCACTCCACAGGTATTCAACGTGATTCCTATTGCGGTAATCGCGTGAACCGTCAGCGTGACCGAAGTAATCACGAGTCCATTCCTGGGCGCCGTCACATGTGGCGCCGTGAACCGTCACGTCAAACGACGTTTCGGTATTGTTGTCGAAACCTACGATGTATGGTCTTTCCATGGTTAGTTAACCTCCGATTCAATCCGCGTTACCGCATAAAGCGACCTGGAGAACTGGGCGCCGCCAGTCTGCAAGTGGAAATGGACAGTGCAAGCGACAGCGTCCGATTCGACGGTTGCTACGGCTGTAACTGGGTCGGAGAAATCAACCGAATCGAACATCGCTTCAATGTCACGGCGCGAAATAACATCGCATGAAAACTGAAGTTTGGTTATATACGTGATTGCCTCAAGTACTCTTCTCGTCTTTTTCGTCATCGTTTGTGTCTCCCTACGCCTCACGGCGTTTCGTCCCATTGCAGGGACTCATCAGGGGAGTTAGGCGCATTGCGCCCAGGATGCACTAGATACCTTTGCGGTCGGCACATAACCCGCGTTCAGTGTCGCTTCGATGTTTACCAGGGCTATCTTTCCTGTGAACGTGTGACCTGTCGCTTGCTCCGTTGCCACGTACTCACTGAGCAGTGCGCGATTATGATATCCAGCCAACAACAACGCAGGTTTCGGCGCAAAAATGCAGAACACGCAGCTTAACCTGGGCATGCCCAGGTCGTATGCGTAGTGGTAGGGGAGATTTTCGGAGTGAATCAGGTCCCATACCTGAGTTTCAGTCCACTGATGGATTGGCAACCAATCAGTCACAATGCGCCGACCGTTGCTAGCGCGTTTATTGTGGGCTATCGGTCGTTTCGCTTTGCGTGCATCGGACTCTTGCGCCCTGAGCCCCATAACGCTCAGGATGCGCACGGCGCCCTGGGCGCCCAGGGTGTCAATGTGCTCTGCCACTAGGCGCGTGATCACCTTCGTCACTTGATCGCGCTTATGGTCGCTTGTGCAATACCGCTGTTTGGGGCTATACCACTTGCCGCGTTCAGCCACATGTGCCAGCAAGTCTCCCTGGGGACGGCTGACGACGTATAGAGGAATGCCGTACATGGCGCACTGTTTTTCCACTAGTTCGCGAGTCCCTTGCCACTCCATGCGTCCCAGGTCGCAATGCACTGCTCGCAGCTTGTGAGTCACGCCCTGGGCAACGGCAAGGGCGTGAACAACATGCATGGTCACGAGTGAGTCTTTGCCGCCAGACGTTGATATCAGGATTACATCCTGGGTAGTCAGGTCGCGACCGTCAAAGGACGGTATCTGATCGGGTTTCGGTGTTCGTTTGCGTGCCATTTGTGTCTCCCTTAATTGCTCAGATCAACAAGCAGCATCACGACAGCCGCGATTACTGCGCCGCCTAGTCCAGTGATTGCCGCCCATGCGCCGACCGTGCTGACTGTCGGCGCCGCAGCAACCGTGCTAAATGTCGCTGACAGTGCCAGCAGCAAAAAGCCAGCCGCGGCGAAGCACAGGGCGCCGCCGACGAAGTAATCAAGTACCGTGATACTGCTCTCTGAGTGACTGCGTTTGTTTGTCATAGGTAAGTCCAGCCTAGTGACTCGTACCCCAGGTAGTCAAGTGACTCACTCACTCAGCTATTGACTTGGTGGCGCAAACGCGAGTTAGGCTGACTTCAGGCGGCGCCGCATGCGACCTGGGCATGGGTGTATGTCTCGCGTGACTCGCGACCTAGGTCTATGTCCTAGTCCGGTAACGGTTCTAGTAACGTTCGCCCAGCCGCGGCGGAGCACTTATCGGCGCATCGAACATCGAACATCGGGCGCCGAACATGTTCCGTTAACAGGCGGTTAATGGGGGGTACTTTAGGCGTGCGCGGAAATTCCTATATTTTTTGACCGGGCAAAATTGGGCCGGACTTTCATTTAGGAGTCCCCCAGGAGAAATGAGCCCATAAAAAGCAAAAGCCCCGCGCCGCCGGAGCGGAACGCGGGGCTGAAGATTGCGGGGAGTTTAGTGGGGCAGCACTTGGAAGATATTGGCCTTGAGGTCGGAGCAGGCATAGCCCGCGCTGGTGAGCGATTCCCGCGCTTCCGCCGCAGTGCGGTTCGCCGTGGCGTCAGAGTCGAACTGCGCAATCACCGTGACCGGCTGATTGGCGACGAGGCGCATGCCTCGCCGCACGCGCATGCCTTCATGGTTGTAGTCGTAGGCCAGCCGGAAACCGGCCTTGTGGAGCTTGCGGCTGATCGAGGAGGCGTTCGGGCTCTTCACTGCGCGTCCTCCGCGAGCAGGTCCAGCGCCATGTCGATGTTCACGGCGGCGTCCCGCAGGTGGTCGATGCATTCCTGGCCTTCGGTAGCCAGACCGGCCTTGAGGTCGGTCATGGCGGCGTCGATGAGTTGTTTCGCGTCCATGTGGTGTCTCCAGTTCTCAGCCTAAGGGGTGATCGCGCCTCCAAGTCAATAGGCTTTCACCCAAAAAAAAGAGGGCCTCGCGGAAGGAGGCCCAGATCTGTGGAATATTGTCGAACTGAGAAGTGGTTGGCAGGTTGGACTGCCAAGGGAATTACCGAAACCATCCTCAGTTTACCCTCTCCAGATCACGTCCTCAATGGGCGTCTTGCCGGTGAGCAGGGGATGGCGCAGCCAGTAGGCGTCCAGCACGTTATACAGCCTTAAGCGTCCAGAGGCTCTGTGGACGCTCCGTAGGTATTCCGGCCTGATCGGCACCCCCAGGTAGGCGCCGGAGGCATTGCCGCGCCTCCAGGCCAGTTCTACGGCTATTCCTGGGGCGGCGACCGGCATGACCCAGGCGTGATGGATGGCGATTGGGAGAGTTGGTGAAACGGCGTACCCTTCGACATAGACCCACTTCTGCGGGTAGCGCGTAGCAAGCCGGTAAGCGCGGGCGAAACATTGCTGCGGCTCCAGCGGATGTTTATTCTGGCGCCAGGAATATTCCTGACCGTGCCGCAGCACGAGATCCTCGATGGAAGCGAACCGCCGCTTGTCGGCGCCAGCGATAGTCCGGTGGATCGTGACCATGTTGCCCAGGAAGGTGCGGAGGTCGTCGATCACAACTCCCCCATGCGAAATCCGCCCAGCGTCCGCATCCAGCGGATGAGGTTCACCAGCGACTGCCCCAGGAACCGCCGCGCAATGGGCGCCGCGTACACGATGCGGTCCTCCTGGTCGGTGTCGGCCTGGATCGTGAACTTTACGCAGGAGAGCCAGTACTTCATTTCGTCCCTCTGCAAATCGGACACGGCAATACTCCCAGAAAAACGCCGCCCACGCAAAGCGGACATGGGTCATCCGGCGCGAGCAGTGGGATCACCCAACCCGGCGAGACGCCGCTTGCTTCAAACAGGTAAGGCTTGTTGCGCCCGTCGCGGTCCAGGCGCGGGCTGACGACCTGCACGCCGTCCCGCGTGCCGTAGATGTGCGCCACAACCTCGCCGTCGCGCACGACTTCCCAGATCTGCTCGTTGCGCCGGTCAGGATGGATATGCGGTCGCTCGCGCACGCGCAGGATGGATCGTTCGCTCATTGTCGTTGCATCCAAAACGTCCACGCCAGGACCGCAGCCCTGGCCGCTTGCCGCTTGGTCATATTTGGCGGATCGTGCTCATCGGAACCCTTCCGGTAGCACATGCAGCGATGTTCGATATGCGCCGCCGAACCCACGATGGAGCGGAACGCGCACTCCTGGTGCATGGGTACGTTGCACTCGGCTTGTTCGTCTTCTGCGACCGGCTCGCCGCACCACAGGCAGATCACTGCGGCCTCCCGCTTCCGTGCGGCGTTCCGGCCTCGGGGCGTGCGCCATGCGCGAGGGCTGCATCGGCATAGGCGTTCATCAGTTCACGCAACTGATCGATGAACAGGTCCCGCGCCGGTCGCGGGCGTGGAGCATGATCGCGCACAAAGTTTTCGATCAGCCGCTGAAGATCGTTGTTCATGACTTCACCGCCATCTTCACGCCCTCCAGAACCTTCATGTGACCGGCGAGCGCATCCTCGTAGCTTCGATAGCGCCGCTGCATAATGTCCTCGCTCGCGAGACTGATGCCGCAGCCGCCGAAGGTCATCGTCTCCCACAAGATCGGCTTGCCGCCCCACCAGTTGTGATCGATTCCCAGGAACACTGTCGAGATCGTGTAGTCGCCCACGCGATCCTGGCGCACGACGCGATCCGCATGTTCAAACCACCATGCCCACTTCAGAGTGTCCGGCTCTTCAATCGGCGTCTTGCCGTCGGCGGCGAGCACATAATTCTTGATGCCGCGCCGTCTCACGCCTCGACCTCTTTATCCCGCTCGCGCCGCAGATCGTCAATGCGCGTCTCGCATACGTCAACCTGCCGCTGTAGCGCGGTTATCGTGCGCCGCAGGAACCTTACTTGCTCGCGCAGAAACTCGATTTCGTTATAGACCTCGCGCTTCATATCTTCACCTCGACGTCGATATCGCGCACGATCTTCCGCTTCTTGCTGCCGCGCACGGTCATCGGCGTCCAGACCATGGCGTGGTATTTCCCGAACAAGCCCTTGCCCTCGCGATAGTCGCGGAAGTGCCCACGGCAAATGTGCATCGCTTTCGCGAGTCCAACTTTGTCGGCGTTGCCTTCCTTCCGCAGAATTTCTTTGAGCGGATCGATGATGAGCGTCTTGAAGCCGGTCGGCGTCTGGCCTTCATGCCGCTCGCGATGCCGCTTCACCAGCTTCGGGTCGATCTTGTTATCCACCACGCGCACGTTGCGGCAATGCATGAAGCACATTGCCAAGCATGTCGGCTTGACGAACGTCATCAGGTCGCGCATCACGCTGTCGTAGGGCTCGCCGCTGGGCGAGTAGGTCTGCATCCAGGGTCGCTCGATGATGACGCCGTCCTTATCGAGCATGAGAAAGATCGAGCCGTGCGGGCCATCCGCGACGACGTCCTTGCGCACACGGTAGTCGATGAACACTTCAAACCACAGAAGCCATTTGCACTCCTCCGGCGGCTTCTTGTCCGCGACGATCTCCTTCGCCGGATCGAGCGACGTCGTCAGCACGCCCAGGCGCCCGCCGCCCCATTTGTCGCTGAGATCGGTGAGCCCTTTTTCCTTGGAGTAAATGTGATTGGGGAGTGGATGTTCGCTCCAGAACTGCGGCCAGGGCGGCGCGAGGTTGGGGAAGTCTTCCTTCAGGTCCCAATATTCCTGGTCGCTCTGGTAAAAGTATTCCGCGACGTTCGGAATGTGGAGACACGGCATCTCGTTCTGGAGAATGTCGAGAACCTTCACGGCGTGCTTCTCCCAGGCGTCGTACTTGGACGGCGCGACGAACCAAGGAGGGCGCACCGCGCCGCGGCGGAGGTCATCGAGGAAGCGGGCCATCAGTTGCGCTTGCTCCAGTTGTTGGGCACTGCCCCGCGTATCTCCTCCGCGACGGCCTCCGGCTTGTCCGGCAACCTCACCTCGTCTTCCGGCCCCAAGCCGCCCAGGGCGAGCCAGCACTGCTCGCAGAGAATCGGAGTCTCCGGTCGTTTCTTGAGGAAGCGCTGGCTGGACACCGCCACCATCACATGCCAGCCGCACTTGGCGCAGGTGCGGTCGAAGCTTGAGCCGCGAGTCGTCCAGTCCGCATCGGCCCTGGCGCACACGAGTATCATATTCGGATCACTCATTCTGAAATCTCGAGCCTCTGTCATCATGGTAGAAAACCGGGGGCCGAATGCAGCCGGGGTGAGAAGTCTTGCAACCTTCAGCCCCGAACCTTGTCGGCCCCTGTTTGCTAGGCGGCGTGCGACCGCAGAGTGCGGCGCCGACCGTAGGCCGTGGGGTCGAACAAGCTCGTCATGGGCGCCTCAGGATGCTTGCGCCAGATCTCCGTTGACTGGAACTCGCGCCACGCATCGGCGCCCTGGCGCGTGAGATGAAAGCCGCGCCCCGGTCGGTATGAGATCCACTTCCTGATGAGCATCGAGCGGAAAGGCCGTTGATCGTATTTCCCCGCTTCGCTGATGGTCATGTAGTAGCCGGAGCCGGACTCCGCGAATGCGCGGAGCATGGGGTAGCCACGGTTGGAGAGTTGGATCATTTCTTCGGTCCTCGCGTGACGTCCACGTAAACCCGGCGTGTCTTCGCGCCGACTAAAGCCGCCGCATACGCCTCCAGCATCATGGACTGGACCTCGTGCATTGCTTCATGATTGGCGTGGTTCTTGACGTCGAGGGGAAGGCCGAAGTGCATCACCTGTTTGTCGTCCTTGGTGAAACCATATTCGACCTGAACGTCAAGCGTGTTCCGGTCGCGGTCCAATGAACTCCCGAAGGATGCGCGGATGCTGATCCATTCCAGATTGCGCTGAATTTTCCAGACCACGATCAGAAAGGTGCGGACGATCTTGCGGATGGTCTTAACCGGCGCCTTCATACTTCAGCCCCCAGATGGCCGTTTTTTTTAGAGCCGCGACCCGCCACCATCGCCGCCAGTTGCTTCTTCTGCTCGCGAGCCGTCATGTGCGCCCACGCCTGTCGGCGTGCGCGTTTGATCTTGCGGCGCCACTTCTGATAGCCCGGATTATCGGGGTGCCGCATGTCGGTCGGCGCGAGCTTGGACACCTTCACGACCGGCGTGGGCTTCGGCTTGCGCTTCGCCACGCGCCTCGCCATCTCCTTCTTGCGCTCTTCCGGGTCGTCAGGCCAGCCGGTGCGCAAGTTGGGGATGCCGCGCCGTCTCCTGCGTTCGGTCGCCTCCCTAACGACCGGCAGGATCTCGCGGACGACAATTGGTTGGGCGTTAGGCGACAAAGCCTTCAGCGCATCAATCTGACGCTGGAATGCGTCGATCCTTCTCTGATGAAACTTTATGCCCTCCTCCAGCCCTTCCATGAGGGCTTCATATTCTGATTCGGTGAACGTCGTGGTTTCTGATTCCCTTGTCCTCAATGCCTCTTCTCCCTCCAACAAATTAAAATCCCTGTTTTTTTGCGGGCGCAAACTTTGCCCGGAATTATATCTCCGGTGTATTTCAGACACAAACAAATTCTTAACAAATTTGTGACAAACATACCGCACTCTGCGAGCACTAATGTGTCGCACCCCGGACACCTATCGAAAGATCTACGCAACATAGGACGCCCGCCGCCGGTCGCCAGCCGCCGAAGCGGGGCAAGGACCCGCTGTAAAGGCCGAATACCCCTCCGGCCATCCGCACCGCGCCAGAAGGGCTGGCATCGACCCACTGTATTCCTGGGGCAATTTTACGACGTGGCTAAGTTTATACCCGTCATGTAATTTTTGTAAACAGAATGAACAAGCCTCCATTACCGGAAGCGCTACAGCGAACGTTCGGCAAAACCGTGAGATGTCTGAGGAAGCGGATCGGCTTGGCGCAGGAAACGCTGGCGCTGGAAACGGGCATAGGGCGAAGCTATATGGGAGCACTGGAACGGGGGCTCCATAGTCCATCGCTGAATACGATTTATCAACTGCTGCCAGTCTTGCGGGTGAGCTTCCCCGAATTCGCGCAGGAGTTTGAAAACAACCTGCACCCACGGTCCAAGCGGCAAGCGTAGGCATGCTATCCGGCCTGGGCGACGATGCGGTATTACGTTCCATACCGCCATCGTTGATCCGGCGCATTCATTCGCATCGCCGCCACTCGTCCTTCCAGCCGCAGGAGCAGACGTCGCGTTCCATTGGCTTGCCACAGAACCTGCCGAACTCCAGCATGGGCACGTGCTCCGTCGGCGCCAGTGTGCCGCTCATGTGCAGCGCATCCTGACGCACGATCTCGGCCCACTGTTCCTCGGTGACCTTGGCGTCGGGCGGATAGAACCACGCCAGATACTCCTCATCATCGGCGTAGCGGTTCAACAAAACGGATCTTACGGCCATCGATAATCCTCCCGGCCACGAGCATCGGCTTGCGCACCACCGGCTCGATGCGCCATTCGCCTTCGGCTATCCAGCGCCACAGCATGGGCACAAACTTTTCCGCCGGTAAACTCGCCCAGTACTCGCACCACGCCGGGTGGTGCGCCCGAATGACTTCCGCCGCCGCCGGGTCGCGCCGCAAAACCTTCTCGATCTCCGCGACGGCCTTCAGGGGTAGCCCAGGTTGCGGATGTTCAGCCAGGAGTTCCCAGGCCAGGGCTTCGGCTTCGGAGCACGACCCCTGGCTCACCGGGCGAGCCTGGGGTTCAACCGGGGTTGTTAATTTCTCAACCTGGGTTGAAGCTGGGCGAGCCGGAACGGAGGCCGGTTCCACCCCCTCCGGGTGTTTTGTGTTATGCGCAGCATCTTTCGCCGCCGCCGCCGCCGCCGTTTCCCTACTTTCTCCAGTAGTGGCGGCGGCACGGCTAAGAACCTCTGGTTCAAAAACATCTGGTTCATATATAGATAGCGGGGCTTGGCTTTGTCGCTGGTGACGAAGCTGGTTTGTCACCCGTGACGAAGCTGGTTCGTCAGGTTTGACGGGTCTGGGCGCCGCTTTCCACTCGCCGGGAGTGGGGAATTCGTAGGAGCATCCGCGCCCGGTATTCCAGCCGCAACGCACCACGCCCAGGTCGCGCAGTTGGGCCATGCCGCGATCCAGTGTGCTCAGGCTGAAACCCAGACGCGCCGCCAGAGTCGCCCGCTTCGGGTTGCACTTGCCGGTCTGCCTGTTACAGAACGAATAAAGGACCAGGAGCACTTTTAGCGCAACCGGCGATACATCCTTGCGCAGGATGAGGGACTGGGGGACACAAATGAATGGTTCTGTGCGATGATTATTAGCGGATGCGTTTGTCATAGGACGTCTCCTATGGGCGCCGTTCGGTGTCTCCCAAAAATATTGGGCGGCGCTCTAAACCTGAGCGGTTATGACGGGCCGTTCAGGTGGGATTCAGCAGGTAGAGCGGCTGACGACGGTCAGCCGCTTTTTTCTGTTAGGGAGAATGTTCAAATCGACTGAGGCACTCCAGTAACTCTTCGACCGATTCCACTACCACAACTTCAAGCCCGTATAAGCGCAGTTCGGCGTGCCGCCGGAGTTGTACTTCGGAGATCGCGCCGCCTGGGCGTTTGACCTCCAAGAGAAAGCTGGGATGCTTCACTGCGACCCAATCGGGATCGCCTGGGACGCCCATGCGGATGAAGCAATTGTTCGGCGTCTTGAACAAGCCCACGTGCTGGCGCACCGGCATGTAGCCCTTCAGCCGGAGAATGTCGCAGCAAGCTTTCTCGACGTCGTTTTCCGAAAGCTTGATCTTCGGTGGACGTAGCGCGAATCGCTGACGCGCCTCCTTCGTCCTGCCGAACTGATCTCTCATACGTTCGCTCCGGCGCTGGCTTGCGCCTCGGGGTCGAAGTACACGTGGACTCCGGCCCGCATGAGCAGACTGACCAGCGAAACCCATTCCGGCTTGCCGCACGAGATCACGCCCAGGATGTTCCAGCCGGTGACGCTGTCGATCTCGATCCGCCCGTGGAAGATCTCAGGCGGCGCGGTGCGATGCCAGCGGAGCCGGAATTGAGAAGCCGGGGTCACGCCGCCACGGCCTCCTGGGCTGCACGCCGGACTTCGATCCGGCACTTGGTGCAGACGTCGTGCTTCTCCAGTTCGTCCCAGGCGAGCACGCCGCGCTTGTGGGCGCGAGTGATGTCGTCGCCGCACCACGTCCTGGTCACGCGCTCACCGAACATCCAGATATGCCGCACGCGCCCGATGACAGCGGTCTTGAGCGAATACCGGCCCTTTACGACCGAAACGAGGAAGACCAATTGCTGCTCGTATACGGCGCTCTCGTTGCGCTTCAGCAAGCACGCGGGGCAGACCAGCGCGAGATCGGGAAGCGGGTTGTGGCAATCAGGACAGGTCACTCAACCTCCTAGCAAGCACCGAATATGCGACCGCAGCCTGGAGAGGTACGACTCCATTTCCGTCGCATTGAAGGCGTGGTCGGCGTCCGACCAGCCAATGGGCGCACCCATCAGCCAGTCCACGAAATTCGGATTCAATCTCCGCTTGAACATCGATCTCGCCTTGTTGTAGGGCGACGGCAAACGCCGCTTCAATTGCCGACAAAGCTGGCGATAGATGCGGACTCGTTCGCAGAACGTCAGCCCAGGAAGGATCGTTAGGACCTGGGGCGAAGAGCGGAAGCATTCCGTCTGGTTGCTGAGATCCACCGTGCGCTTCACGCCCTGCTCGTCCATTCCCTTGCGTGCGACCGTCGCCGGGTCCAGCTTGTTGCCGCCCTGGGGCGTGCGCGGCGTCTGCCAGTATTCCGCCTGATTCGACAGGTCCACCGTGCGCTCCATTCCCCGCGAGTCCAGTCCCGTCTGCACGGTCACCGGGTCGATGTAGTTCCCGCTGTCCCCAGCGTCCGGCGTGCGCCAGCGTTGCGCCTGGGCCTTCAGGTCGCGACCGCTCTGCGAGCCGTTCGATCTCGAGCCCCCACGCTGGCCGTGCCCCGATTGCGAGAAGCCCGCGTCCGGCGTCTGCCACTGGCGGATCGCATCGTTCAGCGTCGTGCCGTCGTGCATCACGCCGGTCATGGTGGAACGCCTCGCGGAGGATCTCGCGTCCTTCGACGTCGCGGTAGGCCAGGAAGAAAGTTCGCCAGCGTTGATGGCTGGCGCCCACGCTGGAAGCTGGAAGACTTCCCCACGTGACGACAAACCCCAGCGCGGCCAAATCCCGCAGAACGATTCCCATTCCCCCAATAGGGTGAGTTGCGGCGTCATCCAGGTCTGCGAATCGCTCAGTTGGGCAATCGGTGTCGCGCAGGATGCCGTAGACGTTTTCTCCGCAGAAGACGGCGGCTCCGCACTCGTCGATGATCCTGGCGATGTCGGTCCAGATCCATCGTTCGTCGCCCGCGCCGCGGCGGTTACCCGCGCAGGAATGCGGCTGGCACGGCCAGCCCGCAGTAACGCAATCCACGAGTCCGTCGAGGGGTCGTGCATCGAATCCCACGACATCGCGGAAGACTTTTGCAGCCGGGAAACGGCGCCGGAACCGGCGTGCCGCTTGCGCGTTGTTCTCGATTCCGGCGATGCATCGGTAGGAGGGGAAGACGGACTCGACGGCGAGGTCAAGCATGCCGACTCCGGCGCAGAGGGAGAGGCCATTCACGCGACCTCCTGATGAGCGACAGCGGCGCGGATCTTCTCCGCATCATCGGGGAATTTTTCCAGCGCGGCTTCGGGCGTCATCGAGTATTCGACCAGCGGTCGGCGCCCGCGCCAGCACGCCGGACCATGCCAGTGGTAATGGAATAGGCCGTCCTTGCGCAGATGCAGCCACTCCTCGCAGCCGCGACCGGCGGGACGATGAAAGACCAGCACCGGATCGGTCATGGGCTTAGAGCGCCCCCAAACGCAAAAAAGCCCAGGGGTGTAGAGCCCCTGGGCTAATTGCCCTCTGGTCAGAGGGTTGGCGGCTCACGCCGCGATCCGTACCCTGGTCGTTACCTGGAGTTGCTTATTGTAAATCGCACGTTCAGGCAGCTTACAATTAACAACATTCAGGCGAACCAGGATGGTGATTTCCGCCCAGCCATTCGCATAGCGCACGCCGCCAGCCGGAATCCAGTCCAGCAGGATGGCTTGTTGCTCCACCGGGTCGGTCGTTTGGAAAGCTTTGCGGGCTAGCCGCTGAATTGTGGCGAGGTCGTATTGCTCCGGCTCAACCTCTCCGGCTCCGGCTTCGATGCGCCGGTCCAAGAGGGCGAGTTCGGTTTTATATTTCGCCACCAGCCCAGCATACTCCGCTTTGTCCTCATCGGAGTCGGCTTCGATCTCCTTTCTCATAGCCTCGCGCCGCTTCTGCTCCTTCCGCTTCCGCTCTTCACGGAGGCGAGCCAGTTCGGCCTCGTCGTCCGGCGTGACCACCTCACCGAACTTCTCCGCGACCAAGGCTTGCAGGTTGTCGCAGACGGCGGTCTTCAGGCCGTTCCAAACGCCGGGATGCAAAATGTCGGCGCGAACGGATTTGGAATCGCACTCGTAATGTCCCTCGGTCTTGTGCCGGTGTGTGCAGCGGTAATAGAGCGTCCGCGTGCCGTCGTCCTTCACCGAACTTCCATGCGCGGGCGCCATCGCTTTTTTGCACTCCTCACCGATGCCCTCGCCGGAGATCACGGTGGCGCCGCAGGAAACCAGCGTGCTGAGTATCGCCACCTGACCGCCGTCTTCGGCTCGCCGTGCGGGCTTGCCGGTGGATGCGGCGCCATTGCGCTTCAGGCCCTCGATGATGGCCGCTTGCTCGTCCGGCGTCCAGATGCCGCCACCGGGCATTTCGATCTTGCCAGCCCACTCCTCGCGGGGCTTGAACACCGCCACGGTGCGGACCTTATGCCGCTCCGCTTCCGGGTTGCGAACTTTTTTGGGCTCGATGAACTTGCGCTTGCCGTACCACCATTCGCCGGTCGAATACGTCAGGTCATTCGCCAGGACGGAAACGGTAATCGGATTCCAGCCCAGCTTGCCGCCGGGAGTCTTGATTCCCCGCGAATCCAGTTCCCGGCATATGCCGCGCAGAGAACCGTCGCGCCCTCCGGCCAGGGCGAGTTCACCGATTAGCTGCACGACTTCCAGTTCGTTCACGCGCCGTTCGTAGAAGTTCTGCGGTCTGCCAACCGGCACTTCCTCGCCCGCGTTCAGCGCCCGCGCCGCGATCTCGCGCCCGGTGACCATGTGCCAGCCATAGGGCGCCCCGAAGTGCGCGAGGCCCTTCGCCAGCTTTGCCATGACGCCGTAGCGGGACTTCTCCGCAATGTCGTCCCGCTGATACTGGGCGACGGTGAGGAACATGTTCATCTGCATCTTGAACCAGCCGCTGTCCTGATACCAGCCCAGGTCGCCCAGGAGGACGTGGGCCTTGAGTTCAAGGAACTCGCGGATGGTTGCGAGCCCGCCTTCGACGTCGCGGGCGAAGCGGTCTATCCAGGGGAATGCGACGGCGTTCGCCACGCCAGCGCGGATCTGTTTTTTGGCGAGCCGGATCGAAGGCCGGTTAAAGTCAGTGCCGCTGTAGCCCTTGTCTTCGATCATCAGTTCGGCGGGAATGTCGCAATCGTACTTGTCGGCCAGGAGGGCGAACTTGTTGCCCTGTCCGTCGAAGGAGTAGTTGCCGACCTGCTTCAGCAAGCTGACGCGCTTAATCCCGATGGCTGTCCGGCGTGCGGGTTTTGGAAATGCTCTTGCGGCCATTAGCGCGTTCCTCCCTTTCCAGCCTTCGCCCGATTTCGACCAGCCGCTTTAATGCTGCGACCAGCCCCGGTCCTTCCAGCGGTGGTCCCTGCTTGAGCGTCACCTTGAGCCGCTTCGACGGCGGCGCGGATTTCGGCTCGCTGGGCTGCGGAGAGCCCGTAGCCGTAGCCTTCGGTCCCCGCGCCATTAGCAATCGTCTCGATGGTGAAGAGCTTCACGCGCAGAACCGCCGCAACCCGCTCCGCACACCACCGGAGCGCAGCCACAGAATCGGCGGTCTGCGTGTTGAGTTGCACCTGATTCCCCTTGGAAGCGGTGTAGACGGCCCAGTAGGAACCGTGCCGCATTTGAATGGACCCGGCGCGGAAGGGTAACCGGGTCGGAGTCGGAATGGTTTCGGTCATGAACTAGATGTAACATGGACTTTATTACAGGTCTATAGGCTTGGGGTGAAATGGCGCACCCACGCCGCGGCGGTTGAAGGCGTGAAACTCGCGAAGCAGACCGGCGGCTTCATAAGCCGCATACATCGAGCCGAATAGTCTTTCGATGGCCCCTCTTGATGGAAATCCGGCTGGCAATGACTCGCCGTCGCCACGCCCATATTTGCGCGATGCCCTCGGCACGTCCCCATGCTCCTGATAAAACTTCTGTATCTTGCCGATTAATTCCTTCCGGCGTGCGGCTTTCCCATGTGGGCTGCGAGCGGCTGCTATCGATAATCCCGCCGCCTCGTAGGCCTCTGCCATCGAGCCGAAGGCGCGGGTAAAGGCCTCGCTTCTCGGGACCAAACCCATGCGTATATGCGAGCGCATTGGGAGGCAACCGTACTTCGCCCAAAAATCCCGCAGCATTTCGATCAGTACCTCTCGCGTATATGCACTGGCTCCAGCCCTATTTCGGGACGGCGCCAACTGAAGGAGCTTCATCACCTCCGTCACGGTCGGCAAATTGAAAACCACGCAGATACTTTCCGGGGATAGGCCATGCTTCGACAGTTCTGCGTTGGTCGGAAGCCCGCCGTACATCGCCGCCAATTCTTTTAGCCGTCGTGTGAGTTGGGCATGGCAATGTCCAGTTTCATTTCTTCGTTCGGCTAAATCCGTCGGCGGCTGAACTCTGGGATATCTCGCCCTCCAGTCTCGCGCCAGCGCCGCGAAGCTTGCCCTTCCCTCGGGCGAGCGGACCCGCTCGCGGAGACGCTGGTAGTATTGCTCCTTCCGCTCGCCGCCTCTTATCTTGGCGATCATCTTTGGCCCGCACAGGGCGCATAGCCTTCTGAGGCCGTGCCTTTTTCGATACTCGGCGGCGCGGATGCGATGCGCTTTGACGATATGAGTAGCGAGCATGCGATACCAGCCGCCGCACTCGTGACAGCGCAACTCGTCGGACTCTCCGTTGTATTCCAATGCTCCATGCACCGATGCGCCGGACGGAACAAATGGCGCCTTCTGGCGATACAAGAAAACCTTGCCGCGAATCAGAACCTGCTCTTCTTGGGTTGTTTCCTGAGTCATGTCATTCCTCCATCCCCAGTTCCTGGCGCACGCCGGGAAGGTCGCGGAACCAGAACCGGCGCCCGTCAGCCGACTCGCCGGTCAGGTGCATGCGCAGTATGTCGGAGTGCCGCCCGCGCAGGTGCTGGCGCAGCCACTGGAGGCCTACCACGATGAAGCCGTGCGGCGAGCGGGAATCCACCTGGGGCGGCATCGCCGCGACCTCGCTTCGCGACAGGACGGATTCCATTCCCGCCCAGGGATCAGGAAGGTCGGCCATCTTCCGCCTCCAGAATCGAGATGCCGCCAGCAGCCTTCGCCGCGTCATCGAGCAGGTCCATTCCCGGCTGGTTGGTGGCGAAGATGTAGATCGGCCCTTCCTCCGGCTGCACGACTTTCCGCACGGTGAAGAACGGGTCCGGCGACGTGATCGAGTGCGTGCGGAAAACATCCGTCAGCAAGTCGCCCAGGAGCAGAGCCATTTCGTTACTCGTCATCGCTTCGGCCTCCTGAATAACTCGCGATCAGGGCACGTAACGAAGTGCGACTCGCCGTCCGGGTTGTAGATGCCCAGGACGCCGTTCAGGTGGCGCACCATATAGACTTCAGCCTTGCAGTTGGGGCCACGACACACTGACGGATTCCCAACCCGCGACAGCAACGCCCTCGTGAGCGCGTGGGCGCGTTCCAGTTCAGTTAGTTCATTCACTCCAGACATTCGGTCCCCTCCGCAGTGATCGTCACCGAATGCAGCAGATTCCGCGAGCGATCCCGCCATTCGATCTCGACGCCGCCAAGCAGGTTTGCTCGCACTTCGGGCTGCGCGTTGAGAATCTGTTCGGCCAAGAAGATGGCCGCTTCGCTGGGCGGCTGATCGCCGCAGCCTGGGTCGGCGTTGCGCAAGTGATCAAGCTTGATCGTCATGCGGCTCCTTTGTCGTCGTCAGTCAGTTGGATAAGAGCTTCCTCCAGCGTTAGCGCCGGATCTGCATCCTGCAATGGCTTGACGGCATAATGCAGCCGGTCGAATTCGGCGCGGGCGGCGATGACCTCTTCTTCATGCTTGCGGAGAAGATACGCATGCGAATCCATCTGCCAGCCCAGGGCTTTATAATTCGCTACCCATTCCACCTTGCTCGCGCCGGTAATGAAGCTGATCGCCCCCGGCACGTCGATACCCTGGAGATCGAACGGTAATGGCAACTGGGTTTTTCCGTTCCGCGAGATTTCAAGAGTGGTTGACGTATTGAGAATGTCATCCGCCCATTTGACCAGTAAGCGGATGATCGAATAGGTTGCGATCCGTCGCAGGAGGACTTCCTCCTGGTCGTAGAATTCCCGCGCCAAGTTCTTAGTCGAAACCTGCGGCTTGGCGACTAACTCAGACGCAATGAAGCGTTCAAATTTTGACCGCGCTTCAGTCTGAAGATCCTTGATCTCGTTCTTCTGTCTCATAGGCCCTCGTCAAATTCCTTGAGTAGCCGCACGGCACGACGCCGTTCATCGGGCTTGAAGTCCCGCGCCCAGTGACGAGCCTTCACCAGTTCGACTAGCGCCTGGGCGCGATCCGGCGATGACGACGCCCAGCGGATGAAGTCCGCGATAGGTCCGACCCTCTTCCAGTCGGCGCGATAGTCAGCCTGGGCTTCGACAGTCATCGGCGGCTGGTACACGCCGTTCCGGTCCAACGTGTGCATGCCGGTCGCTATGGCCGTCTTGCGGGCTTCCGCTGGCGAGGGAAGTTCCCGCCTCTGCACGATCTCCTTCTGTTGCGCCTCTCTCACGGCGTCGAATAACTTGGCGACGGCCTTGGGCGCATCGCCGGTCTTGTTGTACTCGGATACCACGACCTTCACGGTCGAATGCTTGATCTGCTCGCCCATCTCAAGGCGATGGATAACCTCGGTGCGAACGGGTTCGGGCGTGCGTGGCGCGGCGATCAGGTAGAGGGCGGAAACGTCGATTTCCAAATCCCGAAAATTTCGGTTTTTGAGCATCTCGAAAACGTGCATGAAGCTTCGGGCTGTGTCTTGCTTCCATGCGAATTCCCGCTTGATCCAGTCGAGAAACTTCCCGTGGCCCAGGCGTTCCTTCACTTCCGTCAGCCAGCCGCCAATCTTCACAATCCCCGCCGCTGTCGCCCGCGCCGCCTGATGGATCTGCGCCGCCCGTTCTTGAACGAATTCTCGCGTGGACTTATCGAGTGAGCCATAATCAAAAGCTAATTGCTCCGGTTGTTTCATTCCTTCGGCGGCTCCTTCACCGGCTTCGCCGTCTCCGGCTCTTCAGTCAAGATCCTTTGGCCCTCCTCCCAGGTCACCGGCTCGCCGGAGATCTCCATCATGGCGATCCCCCTGCGCTTGAATTCGCGCATGACTCTGTCCATGTGATCTGCGAACGAGCGGTTGTGCGTGTGCCCCAGGACCCAGCACAGAACCTCCGCATAAGAATGAATGCGAATCGCTAACATCGAGCCGGAGCCGATAGGGATGCTGGGCTCGAGAATGAGTCCCGCGTATAAATCGTGCGCGAACTGAATCTCGCGGAGACTCCGAATCTTAGGTTGTTCCATTCCCCCCTCGCTTGACCTGAAGCTTGCGGGCGAAGTCGAAGAGCACATCATAGGCGACTAAAAACGCTTCTCGCCGCCGCTTCTCGCTGATCTCCAGGTAGCGCGGAAACAGCCGGATAACCAGAGGCCGGTCGCGATGCCTCGCCGCCGTCTCGCGAATTACTGAGCTTGAGCTTTCAAGCTTGGTCATAACTCCTCAGTCGCGCCGCAGGTTTGACAAACGTACCCATAAAACACCATCCATTCCGAATAGCCGTCACAGCTAACGCCGGATGGATATTCGACCTCGACATATCGCATGTCCGGCGTGCCGCAGGACCCGCAGACCGGCGCACCGTCTTCGGAGCCCACGTCAGTCCTCGTCTCTTGGATCTTCAAACAACTGCCGCTGAAGTTCCGCCGGAGTCATTCTCTCCACGCGGATCTCTTTGCCGGTAGCCGCGGCGAAGATAGTTTTCATTCCTATTTCTGGCAGATCGTAAGTGCAGCCAATCTCGATCTCCTCCAACTCGTAGCCCAGCGCGAGCTTGGTCTGCACGTCGGAGCACGCCTTCTCCGCAGTGGAGATGCTCGCGTTGATCGTGGAGGTCATTTCCTTTTTCTGCGAGCGGAGAGCGTAGACTTCGCCCACGCGGAAAACCAGTTCGTCTTTCATCCGCGACGTCTCTTCGGCGGTGAACGGTCGCTTCACTTCTTCGGTCATCTTCATGACGTCTCCTCAATGCGCCCAACTGGGCTGCGGCAAGAACACCTTCTTGCCGGTTTCGGTTTGCAGACGTGCGACGAAGATCGCCTTAACCCGGTTGTACGCGGGCGTGCGGTCGCGTTCGGAGATCGTGCGCCCCAGGAGCCAGTCCACATAGTCTGCTGTCGCGCTTACCGACATGAGACATTTCTTGAACGAATCCCTAGTAATCGGCGCCACCTTACTCGACAGTTCGGGGTGCAGGACTAAGCGCCGGAAAAGCCACATGCAGATGATCATGTTGAGCGTTGACCAGAGCCGCCCGTACTGCAAATCGCGCCCCCAGGCGCCCACGGCAAGGTTCAGGAATTCGATGAGCGCGTCGTACTCCTTCGGATCGAGCGTTTCCGCTACCAGGGCGGCGCTTAACGTCGCGCCCGTGCTGGGGACTTCCGACATGCTGCCGCGCCACGCCCGCAGCACCAGCGACATGCCCACGACCGGCGCCGACTGATTGCGGCGGATGTAATCGTAGCCGACAAAGGGACAATGCGCCCGCAATTTCCGCAGACCGTCGATGGAGGATTCCAGCCCGCGCAGAATATCGTCTGGCCGCATGCGGACCAGTTGCGAGTTCAGCCGGACGAACTCCTCGCCCATGTCGGCCATGGAGTTGAAGTAGTGCGTGCGGACGTCGGTGTAACCTTCCTTGCAGCCGGAGAGGATAAACGACTCCTTCCTATGCTGGCCGTCGATCAGATAGATCTCGCCGTCCAGAATCGCCAGCGTGATGATTCCCGGCCAGACGCCGCCGTCGCGCTTCATCTCTTCGGCCAGGGCGCGGACCTTCTCGTTCTGGCGCACCGGCCTCTGGAACGGCGGCGACTTCCACTTCTCCAGCAAGGTCGGCGTCACCATGATGGTGTCCACGACCGTGCGGGTCTTCTTCTCGACCGGCGTTTGCGGCTTCACGATTTTAAATAGCGCGGCTAACGGCATGTGCAACGTCTCCTTCCTCAGTGGTTATTTCCGCGAGTCGATAAATCTCCTTCGCCTCCGGCGAGTCGAGGAGATGCCAGCCCATTGCGTCGTAGGGCTTCGTCTTCCTGCTCCGCAGGATCATCCGAACGAATTGCCCATGCCCATGATTGGAGCGGTCGCTGATCAAGCCGTGCGGTCTATGGAAGAGCTTCGGCATCTCCTCCAGCCGGTATAGTCTCCGGTGCGCTTTCTCCGGGTTGGCCTTCAGATCGCCGCGCATCAGCCGGTAGTGCCGCAGGTTCAAATTCATGATCAGATCCATGTCGAGGAACCGGGCGCAGCAGTCGATGATCTCCGCGACCGGACTCCCCGCGCCGGTCCTACTCCGGTACAGCCAGCCGTTCGGGTCGGTCACGATACTGCCGACAGCGTGCGGCGGCAAGCCTTTGGCCCACTCCATGAAGTGCCGGTTGTCCAGCATCTCCACCCGGCAGTTGGGTCGGCCTCGCAGCCGCATCTCAAGCTCGCTGGCGCGTGTGTTGTCGAGTTCAAAGAACATCGCCTTCCAGCGGCGCAGATGTTTCTGCGCAAGCTCCAAAAAAACCAGCGGCGTCCCCGGCACGCCATACTCATCGTTCCAGCCCGAACCGGCGTTGAGGTCGAAGTGATAGTAAGTATCGGAATACTCGACTATCCTCATGCTGATGCTGAACATAGCGGCTATCCGCCGTCCCTTGTCGATGCTGCTAAGGCTCTGGCCTTGTCTGTTGCCATCCTTCATAGGTTCGCCAGCTTTCGGGGAGGGAGTTACTCTTTGGGCGCTTCGCCGGTCGGCTTGGATAAGATACGGTCGCGGAGTTTCTTGGGTTGCTCCGGCTCGCCTTCGGCTGGCTCTTCCTTGGCGCGGAGAACTTCGGCCCAGGTGAACTCGCCGTCCCGCAGGCCGTTCCACAGGACCCGCAACTCTGCGACGTCTTTGGGCGTCAGCGCATCGAGCGGCTGGCCCAGGTACTCGATCAGCATGGAAACCGACACGCCGACCTTGGCGAAGCCTTCGATCAGTTTCCGCTTGATGGCGTCAGGATCTTGCACGGTGGCGGCGGCGAGAGTCGCCTCGATGATCTCTCGCGCCTTGTCCAAAATATCCCTGGGCAGCAGCCGCTTGCCCTGGTCGCGGATCAGCTTGCTGCGTTCCGCGCCGACAGCCAGCCGGAACTCGTCCTTGGTCGCATCGACTAAGTAGACGGTGTCGCCGTAGGTGTTCTGGCGCATGCCGCGAATCTTGCGCCCCTTCGCGACCTCTCTTCGCTCCACCAGCTTCTCCACGATGGATTCCTGGGAGTAGCCGACATTGTTCTGCACGTCGATTACGCCCACGATGATCTTGGCCTTGTCCGCGTCATCGTAGCTGACCCTGGAGGTCACATGGATATGCTGGTAGTGCTGCAAGGCCGTCTCGACAAAGCGGATCGAGAAGTCCACCGCATGAGCTTGTTCCCACTTGCCGGTTTCCTCGTTCTTCTTCTTGCCAACCGGCTTGCGGAACAATGCGACGTCCGCGAAGGTGGACCGCTTGCAATCCTTGCATACGGCCTCATCGAAGATATCGATGTTCCTGGGAAACTTCCTCGCATGAATAATTCGCGCCTCGATTTCGGCCTTGGCTTCAGCCGCGGCGGCTGCAACAGACATGTCGTGACTGACACTTACTTCATCCACCAGATCCTGGCGCACGACTATCTGCGATCCGCCCTTGACCAACTCATTCGGCTCCGGCATTATGCAGCCTCCTCTTCTCTCTCTTTCAGAAATTTGGACGTCAATAAGAATCGCCGCGAACCTTCCTTTGTCCGCGTGTAGAACTTGATCAGGTCCTCGCGTTCGGTCGGCAGCATGAACTGATTCATGAGCCCGCGAGCCATCGACTCCCAATCGGTGATATTGCGATCCTTCATCTTTCTCCAGGTCACCTGACCATCGACCCATTTGATGCCTTCGCGATTGGCGATCAATTGCTGGAGTTGCACCTCCAGGTCTTCCTTGCGCCGCTTCAGGTCTGCGCCGTTGATGCGGTTCCATAGATACTCGTTCAATAACTCCAGTTCGGATTCCTGGGCAAACCTCAGGTCGGGCCTCTTATGCTGCGGATAAGTCCGCTGAAGCCAGCGCCGCGACAGGTCGCTGGAGGTAAGCTCCACCGGCACGCCGCCGACAATGTGCATATCCCACCACCGAACCGCGATTCTCCGCAGTACGGCGAATAGCTCCGGGTCTGCGCGGAACTCGTAATAGCGCATAGTGCCGCGATCATGGACAGCCAGAATCCAAGATTCGCGCCCAGACACGCCCATGTACCAATAACACTGAAGCGCGAAGTGACTGGGGACCGATTCAATCGACTCCCCGAAGTGCAGGGGACTGAACTGTGTAACATGCTTGGCCTCCACGCCGACCTTCTCGCCCAGGGCGTCAGCCGTCCCCAGGGCGATGGCGCATTCGGGATGCTGGATCATGACGTTGGGCGTGACCGTCAGGTTGAACCGGCGAGCCGCCAGCGTGATGATCGCGGATTCAAACACATGCCCTTCGGCACGCTCATCGTCTACCTGGGGCTCCGGCTCCGCAATCGTCTCCGGCTCCGCAATCTTGCTGACGTAAACGTCGCTCTCGTCCTTGAACGGGTCTTCGCCAATCAACGCCGATATGTCGCTTCCGCCGATGCCCAGGCGGCGCCGCACCGGGTCCATTAGCGCTTCCCCTTGCTCGCCGCCACTGGACGCCTCAACGGTAATGGCTTGGCGACTTCTAAAATCAGGTCGGTCATCTCGACCTCACGGCAGTCGGCGCAGAGCCATCGGCCCAGGAGATACTTCGCGCCCAGCTTCTCTTTGCAGCGGTCGCAGATAAGCGCCGTCGCCCGCTCGCCGGGATCAGGCACTGAGGGCCTCCCCAGCCGCCGCGCCGTTGGCTCTCGCACGCCTGGGCGCCCGCTTCTTCACCACCGGCTTCTTGACCAGCGGCACGACCGGCGGCGTGACCGGCGCGGGGCCATGCTCCTCCTCGCTGCACGGCGGCAATGAATTAATGCGACCGAAGATCAGGTCGTCAATGATGGCGCCCACTGGAAACTTAGCCAAGCCGCCGCCGTCGCGACGTTCCTTCTCCTCTAGCAAGCGCATCAGTCCGATGCGCGTGAAATCCACATATCGCCTGGGCCTGTTATCGTCAGCGGGCTTGTTCGGGCGAGCCATAAGACACACGTCTCCTCTCGTTGATTTACTCGTCACTCAATGTGTCAGTTGAAGGGATCTATCTCAGTTGCTGAACGCCTGATTCCCAGCCCATTTGATTTCTAAGGTCGCTCTCAACTTCGATAGTGAAAATATACGGCGATGCAAAAATCGTGTCAAGCCCAAATGATTGACGATACAGCACTTGTTTGTAAAAGTTCCTCTACTTTTTTCTCAAAAGTTTTTCTAATTCTTGCGCGAGCTTGTTCGCGAATTTGTCAAGAATTGTTGAACAACTCTGAGCGAGCCACTCTGAGAAGTTCAATGCGCTCAATACAACTGCGTTACGGCGGCATGTGCAACGCACGTTGCGCGACACGTCGAGGCGCCAAGTTCAGTCAGCAGAAACCTGCGCGAGGCGCACGAGAAAATTCGCTCACGAGGGCGTTTTTGCACCGAAAAATATTTTTTTGCTCGCTGAATTTTCTGTGACGGAGAGCACATGAGGAAAAGACGCGCCAGGATGGTCTGGAATCAAGGGCTTGAGGCTAAGACGTAGCTGTCGCTCAGGAGTTGTCCCTAGGACAGTCAGCCGCCGGAAGACGCGCTACAGGGGTTTACCGGCTAGTCGGCTGGCTTGGCTTCCAAGGTTTGCAAGAGCGGCTCCATCCAATCCAACATGCCGCAAGAAAATTCAATCGAGTCGCCCAGCTTGATGAGACGGCGTATTTCGTCGTCAGTCAAGTTCGCCTGGAACAACCCCGCGCTGTCGGCTGCTTCAGCGGCGACGTCATCGAAGGCCATCCCTCCGGCGCCATTCGGTCGGAGATACTTGCGCCTCTCCTCGCCGTTGATGCGGATCTTCTGCCTGACGTTGTACCAGACGCGCAGTTCCTCGCGCTTGCCCTTCTGCTCGCCTAAGAGATTCTCCAATCCCAGGCGTTGCACGACGCTAAGTGGGATACTTCTTTCTCGTGCCATATGTAAGTTAGTCTAACCTATGGATTGCAAATGATGCCGCCGATGATACGGACGTTCCGTGAGATGCCGTTGAGCACCAGCGTCACAATTCCGCCGCTTGAGTCGGTGTAGCCGGTGTAATTGCCAGCGACAGTGCTAACGCCGCCGCCAATGATCCCGAAGTCTCCACCATAAACGTGATTATCGGTCTGCACGGTTCGCACCCACTTTCCATCACTCGCCACAGACAGAATGCCGTTGATATGAATCTCCATGAGAGAGACGACTCCGGCGCTGTTCACCTGGAAGTTGGAGCCGCCTGAATTTTGGAAAATGATGCCGCCGGGATTGCTCGCTTGGATTACGCCATTCGCCGTGATGGTGCCGTTGGCCGTCAACCCCGCGAAGGTCGGAGCATTGCTGGTCGCGACGGCCTGACCGATGCTGATCGTCACCGTGTTCGATCCGTTGCTATGCGTGACGCCCGTGCCGTCGGCAATCGAGATCGCGGGACCGCTCATGCCGTTCACGCTGGTGACGCCCGCGCCGGTCGTCGCGAAGTTGACCGTGCCCCAGGAGGACCCGTTGTAATACCAGAACGTGCTTCCCGTGTTATAGGCAATGCCGCCCACGCCCCCTGTGGGGACCGGCAGATTGGCGCTGGTCACCGCCGCCGTGAACATCACCGCGCCGCCGCCGTTGCTGTCGGCCAATCGCAAGTTGCCGTTGTCCAGCAGGAGCCCGATGGCTTGCGTGGCTTGTTGTTGCGTTGAGTAGACGGAAGTAGAATTCTCGCCGTAAACGATTCCGCGCACTTCCAACATGCCGCTTTGCCGCAGCCACATTTTGGCGTAGCGACTCGCCTGGAGAATGGGCGTAACGTTGAATGTGATCTCGGTGCCAAGCGTGGAAGCCGTCCAGGCCTCGGCAGTAGCGAACGTGATCGTGGCCGTCGCCGCATTGACGAAGCCAGCCGTCGTGCTGCCGCGCCCGCCGATTGCCATGAGCGTGAGGCCGCTTGGCAGATTCTGAAATGTTCCACTCCCTGGCAAGCCGCCGGTATAGTATGCGCGACGTCCGATAAAGCCTGGGACGCGGGCTGGGTCGTTGGCCGAATCGTAGCAATCCACCAATAGGTTGTTGGTCGTGTTGGAGGTGACGAACAAGCCGGTAACGCCGGTCAGGCCTGAGCCCAAATCCGGCGTGAATTGCGGGAAGACGCCGATGCGTCCCAGCGCCACGATTCCGCCAACAGTTTGAATCGAATTGTAGTTGGTCGCCACATCCACATACAGCCCGCCGTTGCTCTGGATGAAGCCCTGCTCGCACTCGATGGCAACGGCGCTATTGGACGTACCCTTGACGTGCAGCCATGTGGTTGGCCCAGGATTGTTGATGCCAACGTAACCGTTGAGATTGATCCGCATTCTCTCCGTACCAACCCCAAAGACGATGTTTCTATCGAGATCCGGGTTAGAGCCGCCGTAACCGGAGAGATCGATCCAGGCCTTCCAGGTAGTCGCGCTTCCGCCACCAGCAGACAAACGCAGAAAGCCATCGTCGCCTAGCAGAGCACTTCCACCACTGATTTCATTGTCGATCCTGGTTGTAGAGATGGCCGGTCTACTGGACAGCGACAGCGACTGCATGAAAATAAAACCACGATAGATATGCAACGGAGCCAGAGGGCTGGCCGCGCCGATGGCTATCTTGGACACACTGTAAAGGTTTTTGCCGTTGCCGTTGATATCAGTTAGCCACGGTGTCTGACTTCCGGCGGCGTTGAAGTCGATGGTCTTCCAGCCCGCTGGCAACGTGGGCGAGGGGGTGTCGTCCCAGTAGTAGTACGTCGAGTTGCCCTGGAAGCCGAACACGCCATAGCCGCCACCGGGCGGGTTCAGATCCGATGTCGAAGCGTGGGCCTTCATGTGGACGTTCTGCGCAGTCACAAAGCCAGAAGCCGCGTTGATCCAGGCGTTGCAGCAGAGATGGGTTGTCAGGACGATCTTCGCCGCTGGCGGCTGATTAGCGCTGGAGGCCCAGAGCAGCACGTCGGTCCAGCCGTCGGGGAACGAAGCGTTGAGCAGTGGCGCCGGGAAATTGATGCCGCCCTGCAACCTGGGCAGGTCGATGTAGCCGCCCTTGTAAGGTGAGATGGAACTGGAAACAATGCCGATGCCCGCACACCACAGCCCGCCGCTGGGCGCCTGAATCGCTTGGTAACTGGCGGATGGCGTGTTAAAGCCGCCGTCGGAGAGGATGTAGCCGGTGTCAGCGTGAATCGCCGCCGCGCCAGCCGCAGACTTGACGTCGAGTGGAAACGCTGGATTCACCTGTACGCCCAGACGACCGCCGCAATAGGAAGATGCATCGCCAGCGTGATACATGGCCCAGCTATCAGCGGCGCTGGCTAATTGGTTCGTATAGATCGCAAAATTGTGTGCTCCAGAAGTCAAGCCCTCAACTGCAAGTCCGAACATGTAAGTGATGAAGCCAGCGGCGCCCGCAGTACGCGCCCAGAACTGCCGGAAGTTGGTGACTTGCGTCGTGGCTCCATTGAAATAGGCGCATGGATCTGCGAGGAACGCAGTGTAATTCGTGATGGGGCCAGTCGATGCATTGAAGTATGCGCCGACTCCCACGCCAGTTAAATACGGGATGGCGGTCGTGCCAGTGGCCTGAAAGTAAGGGCGCACGTTAATGACCCGCAGATCAGGGCAATAAGTATTACCCCTGACTTGCATCTGATCAAAAGTGCCCCAGCCCGCACTGGCGATGGTGCTATTGAAGATGTCTGTGTAAAAGTCGTTTGGCGTGAATACCGAACCAGCCGTAGCGCCGGACAATGTGGCGAAGCTGCCCAACGCTATGGGCGAAGCATCCGAAAAAGTACCCGATGAGGCCGTCAGGACGGCTTTTCTGGCCGTCAGGCCTCCGCTCGGCGCCTGGATGGCGTTGTCGGAAGTAGAGCTAGTATTGAAGCCACCCTGCGCGAACACATAGGCGTTAGTGACGTAGATACCTTGTTGGCCTGCCGTGCCGACGATATTCAGGATTTTCTGCGTGTAGTCCCACTTGATATTTCCATCGCCGGTAAAGACGGAGCCCACCTTGTACTGCACTGACTGATCGACGCCTCCCGGCACTGCCCCGGTTCCCGCCGCCGCGAAGTCAATGGTCTTCCAGTCTGGGACCGTGGGATCGAAGAACCAGTACGTCGATCCGCTCTTATGCGCCAGTGCGCCATAAGTGGATACCGGCCCGTTAAGCTCGCTCTTATTGGCGTGACTCAACATGTGGTAGCCCTGCGCCGTTACGAACCCAGCGGCTGCATCGATCCAGGCGTTGCAGCACAGATGCTGTCCGATCAACTGCGCTGGCGTTCCGTTCGACGTGGAGGCCCACAGGAGTACATCCGTCGCGCCGAATGCATGCCCCGCCAGAGCCACCGGAAAGTTCAGCGCACCGGCCAGCGAGGGGAAGTCGATGAAGCCGCCCCAGTAAGGCGAGGCGTGCGATGACAGGTAAATGCCCGCGCAATCGATGCCGCCCTGCGGGATGCGCAGCGAGTTGTATGCCGTACTCGTCGGCAACGCCAGATAGTCGGTCGTGAACTCGATGCCGTAGCCAGCCTGGGTAATGATCTCCGCGCCCTGGTCGGCATTGAGGATCGTCTCGCCAGTGCTGCGGATGAAGCTCATCTGCGTGCGCAGGAACGCGCCCGTGTCGTCGTATGCGAAGAGGTGCAGGTCGGAGCCAACGTTGGAGCCTGTCTCCGCGCCCTCCTCCGCGAATGCCCAGCGGGAAGTGTTGTTGTTGTAAAAGACGAGCTTGTCAGGGAAGAGCGCCGTGCTCTGCTTCTTATCCGGCGCGGTGAAATCCTCCGCGACAGAAACCAGCGAAGCGTTGTGCAAGTTATGCTGATTGCCGTCAATGTCCGACAGCCAGGGCGTCTGGCTGGAACCACTGCTGGAGCCGCCGGTCGGAGAACCTTTCTCGTAGATCCAAGATCGTGCCATGTTAATCTCCCGCCGCCGTGATGGTAACCGACTCCAGCGGTCCCAGCGTTATCGTCGTCGCGGCGTCCCATAGCGGATCGCCCGCTTGCGGCGTGATGATCACGTTGTGCGTCCCCTTCACGTTGGCGATGTAGAGCGCACGCCCCTGGTAATCCGCCAGGGCGAGGAGATGCACCGGCACGTCGTTGGTGGAGCAGTCCACGCGGATGGTTTGGTCGGTGACGCGGGCGAGCCAGTACGTGCTGCCTGGGACGTCCGGGTCCGATGCGCCGGGTCCGATCTCGCGCACGCCTGGGGGTTCCGCGAAGATGAAGATCTCGCGCATGCACGCCGACTCCTCATCGGTGATGCGCCCTTGATCGTCCACGAGAAATCCGCCGACCAGCGCGACCATGTTCTGGAGGTTCTCGATGCGCAGCCGCAGTTCAAACGACACGCCAGGAGCCATGACGTTGGTGTCGGTCGTCTCTGTGAAGTAGACCCAATCGCGAGCTTCCACGATGCACAACGACGTCGCGTCCGGCGGTGTGTCCAGCGGCGGGTTGACGGTAATGCGGATGTTCGTATTGGCGGTGATGGCGCGAAACTGTCCGGCGCCCTTGCCGCGCAGGATGCGGAAAATGTTGCCGACCTCGACGCCAGGATCGAGGCCAGCCCAGCCTGGGCGGAAGCCGGACTGTGCATAACCCACAGAGTTATTCCACAGGGAATCCTCAACCCAGGTTCCGCCCGCGTCCCAGGAGGTTGGCTGCGACCGTGCGATCAGAACATCCCCAGGCTGTAGGGGATCACCGGCCATCGGGTCCGGCGTGACGGTGAACGATCCGGCGCCACTGTTGAAACTGATCACCTTGAAATTCCACAGGGGTGCAGAACCGTCGCTGGCGTCCGCGACCGCTGTCAGGATGCGGTTCGTCCAGGTATCGGTGGAGCCGATGAAGTCGTTCGACTGGATCGTATTGCTGGACACGCCGGTCACGACCACGCCCGCAACGCCGGAATGCCAGACATGCTTCGCCTGGATGCGGACCTTGCGAGCGGATTGTTCGGGAAGCTCGTGCGTCATGGGATGCACGGGGCCATTGAACGTCGTGCTCGCCGGTAATGGCGCGACCGTGCTCTGCTGCCAGCCGATCAACCGCCGGTCGGTCCCCGCGTATAGGTCCCAGGTGTCCCAGGAGCCGCTGGTCGCTGGCGTCATGTCGAGATGCACGCCCTGGCCGGTCACGCCAGCCGGAATCCACAACGCAATCGGCAATGAGGGAATCGTGTAGCCCGCTGGCCCATGCTGCCCCACGGCAACGTAGATCGTCATCGGCCCGTTCAGCGTGCCGCCCGCGACCAACGTCGCACCCAATATTCGCGGCTGCACCTGCGCGGGAAACGTGTTGATGACCATCTCGCCGCTGACGAAAATGCTGGGCGCCCAGATGCCTTCGCGGGTAATGTTGTAGTCCTGCCACAAATCAAACGACCGCTCCATCGCATCGGTGTATACCGGATCGCCCGTGACCGGCGGCACGCGATTCGGCATCCACGCGAGCCCATTGATCGAGGGCAGATGCTCCGGTATCACCGGGTCGGTCGGCACGTCCGCTGGTTTGGGACCGGCGGTGAAGTCGTACATCGAATCGGTCACGCCGCTGCACACGATATCGATGGAGAAGTCCGGGTTCAGCGTCCAGCGCTGCACGCGCCCTTTCTGGTATGCGCTCGCGCCCGCAGGTAGCCGCGAATGCTGGACGCCGATAATATCGCCGCACTTGGTCTGCATCGCGAGCAGTGTCGTGCGGAACTGCATGTTGCGCGTGTTCTGCGGTTCGGTCGGTCCCCAGCCGCCCAGTTCCTCGCGCAGCCGCGCCACCAGGATGCGAGCCGCCTGGGACTTGGTGGACACGCCGACAAAGCTCATCTGGTTGCGCGTGTACATCGGCGCCGCGCCGTTGCCGCTGAATCGCGCCTGATCAATGTCGTAAACGGAGATGACATTCATCGCCCAGCCGGAGCCGGTCTGGCTCGCATCGGCGGCGAACTCCTCATCGCCAAACTGACCATCCAGCCAATTGAACGCGGGCGCCATCGGCGTTGCCTGGAGCGACTGATAGAGGATCGTGTCGCGAGTGAAGCCCTGGCCGGTGAGCACGGCGGCATTCTCGCGGATTCCGATCCAGAGCTTCCCGTTGACGAACGTATAATACCCGCAGCAGCAGTTCAATATTTCCTGAATCCAGTCCTTGAGCGGTTTCTGTTCTTTCAGCACGCCGCGAAACTTGAACTGGGATTCGTTCACGCCGGTCACGATCATGCTGGGCACGATCTCTTCGCAGATGGCCGCCGCGGCTAGCGCTGCATCGAGATCGAAGTAGTTTTCCATCTCGTTGGCGGGGATGGTGCCGATGATGTCGTTGGTGACCTTCTCGCCTAATCCGCGCAGGAAGACGTTGATCGCGATCCAGACCGGGTTGCTGAGTTTCTGCTGCCAGTTGCGCGTCTTGTCCGCGTTCCACGACCAGCCGTACATGCCGCCGACCACCGTGACGGTCATGTGCCGGTCCACGACCTGCTTCAACTGCATGCCGACTTCATCGGTGCGCCGCACTTCCGCGAACGCCACGCCAGCCGCATAAGTGCTTTGCGCCGGGACTGCGCCCCAGGGCGACGAGCTGATCTGGAAATATTCCGTTGTCAGGTTTGCCGGATCGTTGCCGTTAATCCCGCGAAAGCCGCCGTTGTGAACCGGATCGTGCGGCGGCTGGTCGTCTAACTTGTGCTTGAGCAGGTTGGTGGCATAGCCCGCAATCGGGCCTTCGCTGACGATGCCCAGGGCGGAATAGAACTCGCTCTCCTCGCGACCGGCGGCAACGTCGCAGACCACCGGCATTTCATGGTCCGACCAGATCTCCTGAATGGGTCGCTGGTATACGCTCTCGTTGGTCAGCGTGACGGAAGTGATGCGCGACCGGCCAAAGCCGAAGACGCCGGTTGAATTGTCCTTCAGGCGCACGCTCGCCGGTAACGCCACGATGCCGCCGAACGAGCCCTTCACGCCACGCGCCACGCATGCGTCGTAGTCCTTCGGACAATCGGGGAAGCTCGCCGTCGAGGGACAGAACCGGCCCTTGTAGACTTTCCAGCACGACCGGCTGACCGTGCGCGAGGGATACGGAATGCCCAGTTCAAACACGCCGTCGCTGCACTGAATGACGAACCGGCCATCGCTGGTGAGGTTCCACGGCCTCGCGAAGCCAGCCCAGAAATCGATCAGGTAGTTGGAATTGACGTGGAATAGCTTGAACTCCACCGTGGCGCGGTAGAGGTTGATCAGGTTGGCGTACTGCGTCCAGACGTCGTCGGAGTTGCCGAATGTGAACGTGACCGCATCGGAGGCCTCGTTCAGCGTCTGCGTGATTGCGGACCACTCCAGCAAGCGAGGCAGGAATAGCTGGCCGTTCATAGTGACCCGCCGGTTGGAGAGATAGAGCGGATCAGGCGCCACCGGGGAAGGGACCGAAGCGGTTGGGACCGGCGTGCGCGGCGAGATCTTGACCAGCGGGATGAACTCCTGCACCTGGGCCTGGAGCGCGGGCGTCACCGTGGCGTCCGGGAAGCGCGTCACACGTTGTCCAGCGCTGAACGTGTAGTTCGCTGTCGTCGTGGAAACCTCGATGAGCGTGATGCCTGGGTCATTGCATAGGTTGGCGTACAAGTGATCGAAGGTGATCGATGGATTCTCGTAGCGGCACACCACGACCTCGGAGCCGCCTGGGTATTGGTGCGTGTAATTGAACTGCGCGTATTGACCTTGCGCTTGCTGGAAATGAACCTTGAGCGCGTTGTATTCGTTGCATGCGAGCCCGCGTTCGCGCACCACGCGGAAGCGGCGTGCGCCGTTGCCCAGGAGGTAGCGCTGTTCCTGGTTGAGCCCAGGCTGGTCGAAGGTATGGATCGCAATCGGCGGCGTCCAGTCGAAGCCGCTGGCGTACTCGCCGGTAAGCGGAAAGTCTCCGATGACATGCGGATCAGGAATCGCTATCGGACCCAGGGAGTCGCTCACGACGTGTAGACCTCGCGGAGGCCGAATGAGGCCTGGGACCGGGCGAGTGCGATCTGATCGTTGAACGATCCGTCGAAGACGACGCAGTAACGTCCCACTGGATTGGCGCCGGTCGGATCGTAAGTGAAGTTCGGAGTTTCAAAAACGTTATAGAACCAGAACGCCTTCACGAGATGCGCCTTGTAGAAATTGAAGAGCGTGGTGTATTGCGCGGGCTTGAGCTTCTGCGTCATGCGGAAAAAGTGTCGCGGGTTGGTCATCAGGGCGGCGCGATCCGAACTGCCATCCATGTAGGAATCGACATATGCCTCATAGCGCAGTTCTTCGGTGAACGCCGCGCAGAGCACCCATGGCATGACTTCGGTCGGATTGCCTGGACCCACATTACCCGGCAAATTGCAACCTCAAGTTGGGGTGAAATGCTATTGACCTCGCGTGCGGGCGCGTGATGCGATGAGAGGCTATGCTTATGGGCATTTTCCCCTGGGACGAAAGTCTCGATTGCTGGATGGGCATGATCTTCGGCGTCTGTATCATGTCGTTTATCATCGTGGCGTTACAAGAGCACAACCGTAAGAAGTGCAGTAACTCATCGCGTCACCGTGAGCGGCTCCAGCAACGCACTAGATTGCCGCGTCCTGTTCACGCCGGTTACCGCCGCCGTCGTGTTCGCGGCGCCGACAGCGCCGGGATTGCTGGCGATGGCGTTCACGACTCTCCCCTCCAGTAATGCGTTCGCTTGCCCAGGATTCAACTGCAAGTACAGCGGCGGCGCGGGCGTGAGCGCTTGCGCATACTGCGTCGTGGTCGCACCCGTGTATGGGCTCGCGACCAATTGCCCACTGGAATAAACCGGCTGTAATTGCAAGCCTCCGGTCGCACTCTGCGCGAAAGTCGCGGGATACATCGGCCTGGGTAGCGCGGCGTGCGTCTGGCCGGATGAGATGGCGTAAGCGCGGACGATCTCCTGCACTTCGGTTGAGTAGATGCCGGTTGAGATCTTGCCGCCATATTTCTGGTTGATGATATCCGCGATGCTTTGCAACACGCCTTGGTCTGGAATGATCACGTGATACGCCTGGAAGATCCGGTCGCGGACCTGCGACAGAAAACCTGGGACGAGCATGCGGATGGCTCCGGCAACGGCTCCGGCGGCTGCGCCGACAGCGGCGCCGATCAGCGTGCCGACCCCTGGGATGATCGAGCCGATGGTTGCGCCCAGCATCGCTCCACCGGCAATGGATGAGCCCAGGCCGGTCAACCCGCCGCGCTTCATCCCGAATGCGACCAGTCCCGCGCCGGTTCCGGCGATGGCGCCCTTGCCTATGCCGAATCCCAACCCCGGAAGATTCTTGGCGATCTGCGAGCCAACGCTCGCGCCCAGCAAGGCGCCGCCGATGGCTGTCTGCGTCAACTGTCCCGCGCCGGTCTTGGCGCCCAAGCCGCCCATCAATAACGCGCCGCCCGCCAGTGCCATGATGTTAGCCATGCCGGTGGACTTCAGGATGGCGCCAGCCTTCTGCCAGATTGTTGCTTGCGACCAATCAACCCCGCCGATTGGCTTGCCAATGTCGAAGCTGCCCTTGATGCCACTCCATATTTTTTTCAGCGATCCTAGGAAGCCGCCCAGGCGCGTCGTGCGGGGCATACCGGGCATTCCGATGGTCGAGAGCACTGAGGGCAGTGGCGTCGTCCTCGGCAGGTTCGCAATGTCGTAGGTCGGCATGGTGGAGAGATCATCCATCATGCGCTGGGCGTCTCCCTGGCCGTCGTCGTGAATGATGCCGCCGATACCCGATCCTCCGGCGACGAGGCGTGGACCACCGGGAGTGTCGCCGCTCGCGAGCATTTGTTGATTCGCCGCCGCAATGAGAGCATTCGCCGCCAGATCCAGGTTGTTTGCCGCGTTGTAGAGCGCCACGCCGGAATAAGTCAGCGATGCGCCAGCTTGCTGCATCGCGAGCGCTGGCATAGCTTCCTTACTGCCTTCAAAGTAAGGCTTGCGTCCCAGGAGTCTATCGAGCCAGTTGCCGGTGAACTCCACATGACCGCCGCCGAACGTCTCTTGCAGGAATCCGGCGAGCCGTGACGTGACGAAACCTTTCAGCGCATTGCTGAATGCGCTCTTGATCGCATTGCCGATGTTCTGCCAGACGGAGTGCGACCGATCCGTCAGCGCATTCCAGAACTGATCAGTGAACGAGAGCAACTGTCCGTACATCTCTTGCTGGTCGGCCAGGATAGCTTCGTTGGTCTGGCGCCAGCGTTCAAACCGCGCCTCCTGCACGCGGGTATTGGATTGAATGTCGAGGATTTCATTCTGACGCCGCGCCTCGTCGGTCAACTCCTGGGCCTGTTCGACCGCTTTGGTGTGGGTGTCCTTGAACCATTCGACGTAATCGAGATTGGCTTGCTTTTGCAGTTCGACTTGTTTCCGCGTGAAGTAGACCTGCTCCGCTTCGATATCCCGAATCTGCCCCAGGCGCTCTTCCAGATTCCTGGGACGCCGGAGTTCCGCAGCCGTGGTCCGGTACGCCGACACCTGGGTAAGCGCCGCGACAGCAAGGTTGGTTTCGTCCTCGATCCGTTTCTTCGCCATCTCCAGCAGCAAGTTCTGCGTTTCTTTTTCGACATCGATCCTGTGCTTGGCAATGGCAATGTCGTACTGGATGGCCTTGTCTTTTTTCTCCTGCTCGCCCTTCTCATAGATCCGGTCACGTTCGGCTTGCATCTCGCGGAAGGCCTGGGTGAGTTGGTCGTTGGTCAACTTGGCGGCGTCGAGGGTAATCATCCGGTCGTGGAAAGTGCCTTCGGCCAGCACCTTCGTCCGCTCCGCGATCCGGTCCTGCTCCAGCTTCTTGACGGCCTCCAGATCCTGCTCGTAGGCCTTCGCCCGCGCTTCCGCGACTCTCTGCCGACCGCTGATGGTGTCCTCGCCGTACCGGGCTTCCGCCTGGGCGACGGTTAGCTGGCGAGTGGCGCGGGCGACCTCCTCCGCGTTCTTGAGTTCGTCCTTTTTGCGTTCCTCTTCGGCCTTCGCGAGTTCGACGTCCACCTTCAGATTGGCCTTGATGCGATACTGCGCGATTGCATCGGCGTTCTTTTTCACGCGGCTGACGTCAGCTTCAAATTCAAACGGGATTCCCAGGATGGCTTCCTTGCCGACTCGCGCCAGTTCCGCTTGTGCCGCCAGCACTTCCCGTTTGGCGTTCTCCGTCTCCTCGCGCATCTTGACGACGTTCTCTTGCCGCGCCTGTTCGTATTCGGCTCGTGCTTGCGCCGCTTCTGCTGGTGATGCCCCAGCCGGGAAGAACAGAGGGAGGCCTCCGGCGCCCTGGATGTATGCGGGCGATGAAAACGCCTGCGCCATCTGACGATATGCGGCGCGTTCTTGGCGATTGGTCGGCAGGTTCGCGTAGCGGCGGTTACGCGTAGCCTCTTCCATCATGGCTAGTTCGACCGGGTCGGCGCCAGCCCTGGTATAGACTCCATAGAGCCCCGCACCCGCGCCTGGACGTCTCCTCGCCGTCTCGTAATCGGAATAGAAATCTTTGTTGACGTCCTTGATATCTCGGGTGTAATTGATGATCGCCAATGTGATGGCGCCAAACGCCGCAGCGATGCCACCGGCTGCTACCGCCAGGGCCGTAAGGCTCGTGGTTGCGGCTGCGGCGGCTGCGGGGACTCCCACGGTCGCCGTGCCGGTCGTGCCCAGGATGCCCAGGGCGCCATAACCGCTAAGTGAACTTCCCGCAAGCGCTCCGGCGGTTCCGGCAGCTACGGCGGCTTCTCCAGCCGCTACCGCTCCAACTCCCGCCGCAGCCGGGGCGCCAATACCCAAGCCGAATCGCACGAGGCGAAAAATGCTGGTGATGCTCTTCACGGCGAGAGCCGTGCTGGCAATATAAACCAGCGAATCTTTCAACACCGGGGGCAACTTACCTATGGCGATAACAAGCTCGTTCACTCCTTCGACTAAGTGAGTTACTAATGAAAGTACGTTGCCGATGGCCTTACCGAAGTTCTGATTCAGCGAGAGCGCCACTTCGCCAACCGCATCCTTCAGCTTGTTCTGCTGCCGCGCCAGATCTGTGATCGATTCATTGGCGGCTCTACCGTGGACGTTCATGCCGATCAGCGTGGTGATCATTTTGGCGGCGAGAGGACCGGAGAACTCCTTCATCTCGCTGTTCACTTCGCTGGCGCTCTTGCCGGTCACCTCCAGCATTTTCTGGAATAGCGGGATGCCCAACTCGTCCGACAGTCCCTTCAGTTGCTTGCCGCTGACCTTAGGGCTCACGACCAGTTTGTCAATGGCCTCCAGTGCTTCCTTGAGCGTAGACACCGGGAGATGCGCAGCCGCTAGGGCGTCATCCAGATTCTTGATGCGGCGGATTGCCTCATCAATCGGCACGCCCAATCGGACCATCTTGTTGAGCGCGGTAACCATCTCATCGAAACCGGCGCCGGTTGATTTGGTGTACTCGCGTAATTCCTTCAGGGCTTCCGCTCCACCGGCAAACTCCTCAATGCCCCTGGTGGCTCGCGACAGGTCATTGCCCAGGCCGATGAGTTCCTTCAATCCTTTCGCAATTCCGGCTGCGGCGAATGCGTTGCCCAGGCGCGTGATATCTTCGCCCACTGATTCGACACTGGCAGAGATCTTGGCGAAACCGCTGGAAGCTTCGGCTCCGGCTTCGACGCCAGCCTTGCCGGTGTCGCGGATGGACTTGTTTAAGTTCTGAACATCCTTCTGCGCGGCGGCTGAGTTGAATTGAACTTCCAGCGTGATGCGTTGGGAAGCTGCCATCTAACGTTTCCTCGCCCGCTCCATCTCTTCCTGGCGGAAGCGGTCGCGTTCCTCGACTAATTGCCGGAGCAAGACGAACACTGGATAGGGCACTTCCGCCATCGTCACCGCCATGCCCACCTGGAGGGCGAAATCAAGGTCAAGTACTGACGCCAGGAGTGCTGCGTTGGGAGAGGCCAAATATTCGTTGAGGAGAACTCGCGGACACAGTTCGCACGGCAAAACGTTGTCGTCCGGCTCCGGCGTCTCCGTCAACACTTCCGGGCACAACTTCGGGCTGGGACACAGGTTGCCCTGTCTCAGGAGCCGGTGAAAGATAAAGCGCGGAGAGGGCTGCTCCGGCCAGTCCCCGCCGACTAAAAATTTCCGTCATCACGAGGTCCAAGCGAGCGGTCGGTGAAGTCGATCACCGCCCTGGCGACGGCGTCCTTGTGGATAGCCGGTATCCCTTTCGGATAGTCGTCGCTCTTGCCGCCGCATTCGTCGTAGAGCCGCGCACCGGCCTCCGGCGTGACGACGAGTTGTTGCTGGTTGAACGGTAGATCCAGAAGCCGGAAGGCCGACCGGCGGAACTTCACCACCTGATCAGCGGTCGGCAGTTTCATGCGGTGCTTCACGCGACCGTTTAGGATGACGGCCTCCACTTCGGCGTCATTATCCTCAAGCTCCACGCCGATCACGTCGCAGTTGCCGATGGTTTCCAGAACCTTCTGCGCTTCTGCGGGCGTCATGGCCGGTGCGCCGTTGATGGCGATGGCCTGATAGAGCTTGACCTCCGCTTCGCCGGGTTCCGGCAGGACCGTCTCGCTGACGCCGCGCCCCAGGCGCCGGATGATCAGCTTCCTGGCCTTCGCCCTAGCGATCCACTCCGCATCGGTCGGATAGCGCAGCACGACCTCCTGGGGTGATCCGCCGGTCGAAGCGACACGCGCTTCAAATGCAATCTCACAGCTAAGATCGAACATTCAAGTCCTCGCGTTATTGATGAGAAAAACGATGGTGAGCAGAGTCAGCCCCAACGACTGCCAGTTAATCGGGCGTGCGGCTGGCGTCTGCACCTGCACAGTCCCGGCCAGGAAGCAGAGCAATGCGGCGATGAGAAGCATCAGCGTGAGAATCGACATATGCGCCTCCTTACAGCCCCAGGATTGCGTCCTTGTCAGTGGTCGCGGAGAAAGTCACATAGGCGCCGGTTGTGGGCTTCAGCGGCGTCACCGTGCAATTGACGGTCACGATGCCGTCGGCCTCGCCGTTGGTCACTGCACTGAACACCGCACGCGGGAAGTTCACCGTGAACTTGTGCGTGTCCGGCCCCGCGCCGATGATCGCGCCGGTCACCGTGACAGTCACGGGACCTTCGGTCTGCGGCGAGGAAACGAGAGCGTTGTACTCCGCGCTTCCCTTGGATGCGCGGGCGACGAACGTTAACGCGCACTCACGGTCGCCGTACTCCATGCGCCCGCGCACGGCGTAACCCTGGTAAGTACCGCTACCTGGGAAGTAACCGCTGGGCAAACGCACGTTGTTGTTCCAGCGAAGCTCCAACGAGATGAAGCTCTGCTGCAACACGTAGTCCTGACCCACAATGTTGATCGCCGCGGATGCCGCGTTCAGGAAGTTCTCCTTCGTCACTGCGGGCCATGGAGTCAGTCCGCTGGGCGAAGCCATCTTGCCGGTCCCCACGCAGTTCACGCTGATGGTGCAGTTGGCGCGGCCTGGACCGCTCTGCATGGTGAGCGTCCAGTCGTTGACGACGAAGCCGATACCGGCGCGATCAATGACTGAGTCCGGCGGCGTGCGGATCTGCTCCGCGAACGTGAACGGCGGCAAGTTGATGCACTGCACAACCGGATCGCTGGGAGTCGCCGCGTAAGTGAAGCCGGTTCCCGCCGCTGTCTTGGTCGCATTGCCGGTGGTGAAGCAGAACAACCATGCCATGAATTGCGACGAGACGTACTTCTCAATCGTCACGGCGGCGTCGATGTTAGACGGGAATGTCTGAGTTGGAAACTCATCGCCTTTCCCGATATCCATCGCATCGGTTTCGTTAATCGGGTTGACGACCATCAACGCCGGGTTGGTCTTGGTGAGTGACCAGACCTCCGCAATCAAGTTCTCGGTTTGAACGGCGGATTGCGGCTTGAAGCCGAAGGCGATTTTTGTCTCCCTGACGTTGGCGGGACAACTGGTCGGTCCCACCATCGGCGTCACGGTTTCGACGGGTGGATCTACAACTGTGGTGCCCATGTGTTACGCATCTCCTGATTCTTTGATTTCAGTTCGTATGTAGAGGTAATCGATTCCCTCAGTGTCTTGCGTCCAACCCAGTTCCTTGAGAGTCGCCGGTAAGACGCCGTCCATGACCGGGCAGAACCGCCAGCGCAACCCGTCGCCCGGTACGGGAATGCCGTTCACGATGAGATCGCCAATGTCCAGCGGCGAGCTTCCCTTCTTGGCGCGAATGAAGATCATCAGAACGTGGAGCCAGCCCTCCATCTCGCCTTCGGTGATGGTCGTCTCGTCCCAGTACACCATCACGGTCCCTGGGGCTTGCTGGTAGATCGCCCGCGCCCGCGAGTTCATCTGCGGGTTCACGTCGATGTAGCCGAACACGTTGGCCGGATCGCCTTCCAGCGCGGCCACCAGTTCGGGGATCAACTGGAGCGTGCTCACCACCGCAGTAATCAGACCCGAACGGCTAATCACGCACGGTCACCCAGCCTCTCTTGAGATACACGCCGTACTGCGAGTTCGCCGCCTGGAACACCACGTTCTGATCGTCCGGCGCGAAGCCGATCATCTCCGCGTAGCCCTGGGCGCGGCGAGCGTGATCTCGAGCCTGTTTCGCTGTGTTCTCTGCGCGGATCAGTCTCCCCGAAGCCTTGCGCAAAGTGAAGTTGGACGACAGCATGCCGGTCAGCACGTTGTCGCGGATCGCCCGCTTGCCGGTGACCTTCTGCTTGACGATGGCGTAGCGCGTCTTGAGCTTGGGCGCCGGATTGCCGTAAGCATCCTTCGCCACTGACCAGCGTGCCTTCTGCGCCGTGATCATCGCTTCGCCAATCGCACGCATCTGCGGATCAGCGAGTTGCGGCTGTCTGAAGTAGCCGCTCTGCTTGGTCTTGATGCGCAGTTGCCACTTGAAGAACCGGCGAGCCTTGGCGGCATAACCCGCCGCTTCTCCGGCGAAGTCAGGAATCGCCATTACGGCTTCTCCACGAGCACGACGCTGGTGTAGCCGATGATGTATTCGTTCACGCGCACCACGTCGAACTCCACTCCGTCGCGAAAGACGGCATCGCCCCGCTCCGGCACACTGGGCAGGTCCGCATTCTGAATCCACAAATGCGAATAGCGCCCAGGCGATTGATCCTCGTCTTCGGCGCCGTCCTTCCAGATCGCGGAGATCATGAATCCCGGCGAATTGCCGCCGATGCGATATTCGACTTGCTGTCCGAACACCGGCAGGAGGGCCTGCCATAGTTCCGGCGCGAAGAACGCATTGAACGCCGTCGCCAACTATTCCTCCTTCCCTGCGCGATTCCCCGGCGCCGCAACTGGCTGGGTGGCTCCGGGGAATGCGCCGGATTTGACCCACGGCTCCGGCGATGGAGCCGCGAGCAAAACTAGAGCACCTTCGCCTTGAAACTCGCGTTCGGGCGATAGGGCACGACCAGCGGCGCGGATTGCAGCATGACGAACCGCACCGATGGATCTTCCTCGATCCAGCTTTTGACGAAATACTGGACCGCTTGCAGACCGGCCTGCTCGTCGCGCACGGCGCCGTAGGCTTGCACGCCTTCCAGCGCGGCTGACGTCAGCACGCAGGTCTGCGCCGGGAAAATGGGTTTCTCCACGCCGTCGGCTGGATCGACATACCAACCGGCATAGACAAAAATATTGAAGCCGTCGATGGTGCCCTGGTACACGCCGCCTTCGGTGATCTGCGCGTCCTGGGTCATCGTCGGCATGTTCTGATAGACCCGCTGCAACGCCAGCCGGTCCTTCACGTTGGGGTGAGAGCGGAAGACCTTCCAAACATCCACGCCCATGATGACGTCGGTCACCTGCACGCCCGTGCTCTGCAAGACGATCTGCGACCAATCCTGAAAGTCATCGAGCGGCGTTGCGGTCGAGACGCTCCACAACGTGGAGGCCACGATGGTGTTACCGGCGGCGCGACCGAAGTCCAGCACGACGGTCGGATACTTATCGCCCGTGATGGTTGACTTACCAGTTACCAATACCTCACTCGCCATCACTTCCATGCGACGGCGAACCATATCTACTTGGTCTTGTAAGTCGCGGGCGATGAGCTGCCGCAGCCGGTCCCCAGGCATCATCGTGCCGCCGATCTGCTCGCCCGCAGTGCGCTTCAGCGGACGATTCATATCGAACACCCTTTTGTCCTTCACATAAGCGGGCCGGAACGTTGCCGTCTTGAAGTTGAGCGAAGCTACAATCTGACCCTCGACTAATGGACTTACAAACGGACTAATGCGCCGCTTGCCGTCCAGTGTGTCGAAGTGAATGTCTTCGCTTGTTTCGGTTTGCACCGTGCCGAAGTATCTGTCGATCAGAAACTGCGGGTTGCCCAGCAAGGAGGCGACGACCCTTGTCAGCACGTCTGTCGAGAAAAGATCTGCCATTCTGTTGCTCCTGAAATGTCCAAGCTTTGTAATCCCGCCGCTTCCTGCGACTCATCGCCTAGCCGCAGGAACGGCCAAAAGATCCACCTACGGCGTCGTCGGTGGAGGAGTCGTCGGCGGCGCAGCCGGTTCAGGCGGCGGAACATCCGCGAGTTCGGGGTGCAGCGCCCGCTCTTCAGCCGTCAGGTAACCCAGGAGAGAATCGCTGGGCGGCACTGCCGGAGGAGGCGGCGGTTCGGTGGCGGCGGCTGCGGCTGCGTCTTCCGCTGCCTTGAGCGCGGCGCGGTTCGCATCGAGTTGGGCTTTGGCCTGGGCGGCTTCCGCATCGAGCGGCGCCGACTTGACCAACGTGCCGTCGGTGTAGACGACCGACTCGATGAGGATGGAGAAGTTGCGGAGTGCATCTGCCACGGCGCCATGCCCCAATGCAGCGGGCCATACCACTGCGGCTGCGGAGAACTTTCCGCTGAGATAGACGGTCGCGGCGACGGTGGCGGCTGTCGAGTCCACGTCGTTGACCAGGATTGCGTTGCAATCGGCGGCGGTAGCGGGAAGCGTGATGGCGCCGGTCGCGGGATCAATCTTGACGATGGTGCCGCGAAGCAGGACGCCGATGCCGGAAGCCACCGTGCCGCTCCGCGATACGACGTCGTCGCCATCGGTGAGCAACGGCAAGTAAGAAAATGCCGTCGTTGAGAACATGGCTTGCGCCATGGGATTTGCTACTGCTGGCATGCTCTTTTCCTTTCCTTACGCGACCCGCCGGTCCTTCGGGACGAATCGCAGAATGCTGGCGGCGTCGGCCTCCGCGCTATCGCCCAGTCCTGCGTCGGCGCTGGTGCCGACCTTCGGATTGGGGACTTGCGTCATGGCTTGTTCCAGCCGGTTGGGCGCGGGCGCCGGTGCAGCCGGGACCGCGAGCGGCGCAGCCGTGAGGATCTTGCGTGCGGCCTCCGGGTCGAGGTCAGTTTCCAGCGCCAGCGTGCGGGCGAGTTGCTCGCGTCCGTTGGCCTCCTGGCAAGTGAGAATGGCTGCGATCCGCAGTTTCTGATCGACCGGGGGTGCAGCCGCGACCGGCGCAGGAGCCGGTGTAGCGACAGTCGGCGTTGCCGCCGCTGTAGTCGTCGTCGGATTTTCCATCGTGGTGATTAACTCCTGGGCGGCTGACGCCGCTGGACGTATGAGAGACTCCATCGTGACCGGGTTGCCCAACTCGTTCATCAGCGATTCAAAGTTGGACACAGCGTCGGCCATTCCGGCGGCGACGGCTTGCCGTGCGATCATGACGCCGCCGCGACCGTAATTCTGCGTGATGTTCTCCGCTGTCGTGCCGCGAAACGCAGCCACGCGGGAAACGAAGATTTCGGCCAGGGAGTCAGCGATGGCGAGAAGCTGGGACCGGCCTTCGTCGGTTGCCACGTCAGCCCGCTTTAACGGGGACACAGTGCTGACGATCTCGTACCGCTTGACTCCCCGCTTTTCCTGAGCCGCCCTATTATCCATCACGGTCACTACCACGCCGATGGAGCCCAGGAAGCTTGATTCGTTCGCCACGATGCGATTGGCTGCGCTCGCGATCCAGTAAGCGCCGCTGGCGGCGAGCCCGTCCACGTAAGCAGTGACAGGCTTGACGGCGGCGCCAGCCCGCACCATGTCGGCAAGCTCGCTCACGCCGTCCACCTGACCGCCCGGTGAGTTGACGTTCAGCACGATCTGCTGCACGGCGGAACTCTCAATCGCCGTCTGGAAATTCTGACTGAGCGTCTCTATGGCCGTAGCGCCGGAGATCCTGGTGAAGATATCCGCGTAGCGGAAGATAGGTCCGGTGACGTCGATGATCGCGATACTTCCGCGCATGCTGACGTCGCCGCCGGTATTGTCGAGTGGCTGGCCCAGCTTCGCCGCCACGGCCTCCAGGTCGATCTCGCGACCGTCCATGTGGCGTTCGACGATATCCATGATGGTGACCATCGAGCGGTCGGTGATAGCCCATGGCCTCTCCTGAATCGCTTGCAGCACGCGGAATAGCGGATGCCCTGGCATGTTTACTCCTTCGCCCTTACCGGCGTGACTGTCGGTTCCGCTGGCGAGCCGACCGGCGTGGGCGGCGGCGGTTCGACATACAGCCCCAACTGCTTCAGCCGCTCGCGTTCAATCGCGGCCTGTTCCAGCACTTCCATCCAGTCGTCGCCCTGTTCGGCGCACTCCTTCTCCAATGTCGAGGTCATCGAAGACATGCGGAGTTGCGAAGCCTCGGCTTCCTTAATTGGGTCCACGTAGCCGCGACCTGGGCCGATCCATTTGGCGCGTTCGTAGAGCGGTCGCAGTTCGTAGTAACCCGGCGCGTCGATCATCCCCGCGTTGATCGCCTCCTCCAGCCAGAGCCGGTACACCGGCTGCATCCAGTAGTTCGCGACAAACATGCGGCGCGTGACGAAATATCTCCACGCCTCGTTGAGCGCGGCGCGAGCGCTGGAGTAGTTCGTCTTGCTGAAATCCTTGATCGTCAACTCATACGGCATGCCCAGGGCGACACCGATCTGCCTCTGCACCGCTTCGACGAAGTTGGAATACTGCGGCGCGGGTCGCGTGGGCGTGAACGGAGTGAGCTTGTCGCCTGGGTACAGCGGGATGATGGCGCCGCCCTCAAGCTGGACGCGCCACTGGTTCTTGTTTTCCAGGTAGGCGTTCGGATCGCCGCCCATCAACTCGTGGATCGCCTGGGGATCAAGCGGCGTCTCGATGACGCCCGCGACCAGGGAGTTCACGATGGCGGATTGAAGCTCCGTCCGCTGGTAGCTGTCCAGCATGCGGAACTGCTCGATGACGGAGGACAGCACCGGCTTGCCGCGAGTCTGATCCACGCGATCCGTCGAGAGCACATGGATCACGCGCTTGCGCCCCCAGGAAGTCTCGGCGGGAATGGCTTGCCAGGGACCGACCACGTTGACCCAGCCGGTAATCACCATCCAGTCCTGCATGACGCGCACGTAGTAGGTGAGCGGCTTGCCGTAGTCGTCTAATTCGATACCGCCGCGGAGCTTCAGCGTGGGCGGCGTGAAGTTCGGATTCGATAGACGATCTACTTCGATCAGTTGCAGACACGTGCGCCAGGGCGTGTCGCCACGCTCCAGCCAGAGAGGCAACGCCAGCGCTTCGCCGGACTCGATGCAGGACCTGTAGACCAGCGACGTGAGGAAGTGGAAGTTGTACTTACCGGCGGCGTCACACGCCGTCGTATCCGCCCAGGTTCTCCAGAGTGACTCGACTTGCTGCGACCATTCTTCGGCCCAGGTAATGTCGCGTCCCAGGGCGCGGTAATCGGGATAGCACGCAAGGCGCAGCCCGATGCCGACCACGTTGTCCACGAGTGTCTGGAACGCGCCGCTGGTGACGCCGTTGTTCCTGGCGAGGTCCCGCGCACGCGCCACCAGCATGTCCTGGTCCGGCAGGATCTCCGCGTCTGCCATGGCGCGGAACGGCAACCAGTTCGCGAGTTGCTTGCGCCAGCGGGAAGCTCCGGCGTGCGCCCGCTCGCCAAAGCGAACCGGCGACTCGCTGGACATAGCGCTGGGCTTGCTCCAGAGCCGCGAGATCCACTTGACCGGCGCAGCCGTCACGGGATGGCCTCCATCGATACCGGCCTCCGGCGTGCGCGGAGATAGCCAGTGAGGTCGCCCTGGGCGAGAGCGCACTGCGCCGTGAGTTGGTCGATGTAGCGTTGCAGATCACCGATGGCGGTCTGCGAGCCCTCGTACTCAACGCGCCCCAGTTGCGGCGTCTCGATGGCGCTGATGTTCTGCCCGCGCATGAGCACGCCCATCTGCGCTTGCGCCTGGGCGAGTTGCTGGCACGGCAACGGAATCGGATTCGGTCTGCGGTTGCAGGGCATCAGATCAGCTTGTTGACGACCGCTTCCACTGCGCCTTGCAGTGCGGCGTCCTCGATCTGGGCGCCAGCGCTTTGAACTGCCGGGTCCATGACCGTGGGCGTCTGGAGTTGGGAGGCGACGGCGTCCGGCTGCTGATACATGGTCTGAGCCCATCTCAGCCGCGCATTATGCGCGACGATGGTCGGCTCCTCGTTCATAATCGCCGTCGCGAACTGCATGGCGGCGACTTTCACGCGCCCGCGAAAATTCATATCGACCATAAGTTGCGATGATTCGGTGTAAGTCATCTAAGTTCCTCGTTAAGCTGCATACTTGACTCGATTGCCGTCGGCTGGGTCGTACCAAAGTGTCTTGGCGCCAGCGGCTGGCGCGGTAGATGGAAGACCGGGAAGCCGAAGGTTTGCGCTACCGTTGATATCGCCGCCAACGTCGAGTTGATAGGCGGGGCTGGCCGCGCCAAGGCCGATGCCCACGAGGCCAGCTTGGGTTACGTAGACGCGCACGTTGCTGGAATTGGTGACTACGCAGAAACCAGTGCCGCATTCAATATTGAAGTTGCCTCGCTTTGGGACAGCCGCTCCATGACTAGGCCCGTAATAGGTGAGGTAACTGTTCACGCCCGCCTGATTGAAGCCAAAGGCGATAGATCCGGCGCCGTCACTACCAGTGGCGAAGAACGGAACGTTATTTCCAGCGGGGAGTGTCGCGGTAATGTGCCGAACGGCGGTAAGTACGTTCACGTTACTCAGGTTCTTAGCGCCGCCGTCAATGTTTGTTGACCACGGTGTCTGCGCCGCGTTGATCGTCAGATTCATCACGCCCGCAGAGAAGCTTGTTCCCAGCGTGATGTTCGTCCCGGCGATCATGTTCAGGATCGTCGAAGCACCGTAGGGCGTGGAGTTCACGCGCACGTCCAGCCCAGGCGCGAACGGTGCGCCGTTGACCCGATAGACTCCGGTGGTATTCACGTCGCCGGTAACATCGAGTGGATAAGCCGGGGCTCCATTGAGGACGCCGACCCGCCCGGTATTTCCGTCCAGACCCAGAACGGTGAGCCAGTCGGTATTGCGCTGGAACTTCAACACGCCGCCGCTGGTGCCTACGCCCCACTGGAACGAGATGCCGGGGTCGGTGATGTACATCCAGGTCGTATTGATGCTGCCGTTGAACCAAGTCGCATCGATGCTTTCGACGTTGTACAAACCAAAGCCGCCGCCGTCGATGGCACTAAGCCAGGGCGTCTGACTGCCGCCGCCGCCACCGCCGCCAATCGGAACTCCGTTGACCCGGTACTCTGCGCCCGCCGGGATATTGACGTTGCCGCTTGGATCGACCTGAAGCAAGTTGACCCAGGTGTCGGTGCGCCGCACGGTCCAGTTGCCGCCCAGGTTATCCAGCGACATGTTCCAGGCATAAGTGCTCCATACATCCGGCATCTGAATGCCGCGCACATTGATATGAGCGTTGGTAGTTATGATGCCTACGTTATAGAGTTGGTAGCCTCCGGCATCAATGTCACTCGTCCAGGGCGTCTGCGACCCGCTTCCGATAGGAATGCCGTTAATCTTGAAGGTGTAGCCCAGGTTGTATTGGTCGAGAATGTTCACACTACCGGCAACAGAGAGATCTCCTGAGACTGACATCCCGAACGGATCAACGCCAGTGAAGCCGAAGAGATTGTTCCCGTAATACGACAGGTTTAGATTACCCGCATCGCCAAAAAACGTCCATGACTTAGGCGGCGTCAGGTCTGCGATATTCAGGTACGGCGCACTGATCTGGCTGGAAGCCGTTATGTTGTGGACGTTGCTCAGATCGTGGTTAGCCGCGTCGATGTTCTGCGTCCAGGGACTCTGGGACGCCGCCGGACCCGGAGGCCCAGGAGGTCCCTGACAGTAAGACACCTTGAATTGCTGTTTGGGAGTGAGCGTGGCTCTGAACTGTTGCGTCATGCAACCGCCCTGGTAACTTCCTGGGTTACTCGCACGTTACCGGCGAGGATGGTAGTAACTTGTCCGGCTGGCGAAGTGATCTGTAAGTCCCATACATAATCGCCGCACATATCCGCAGTGACCGCCGCCGGGATGGTCAGGCTGATGGTTGGCGAGGTGACCGCCGTCACGATCTCCACGTCCACGTCGGCGTCGTTGTCCGCGACGTCCTGGCGGATCTGCGCCTTCGCCGTATAGCCGGTGATATCGGCTGGCGCGGTCCCGTTGAAGACGCTGACGGTCGCGCCCCAATCGTCGCCCTGGTAGATGATGAGGTCGCCGCGATCAGCCATCCATCACTCCGTGAAGTCCGTCCTTGGCGCGAAGCTGGTAAACGTCGGCATCGGCGTGGTGCGGAGCTTCGGCGCGTTCATGACTGCTTTCTTGGCGCTGGGCGGCTCGCCCTTGCGCTCGCTGGAGGTCAGCCGGTCTTGGAGATCCTGCCATTTGGCTTCGTTCCAGTTTTCAAACCGTAGGCTCGCCGCCGCCGCACGTGCGTAGATCCGGCAGTCCAGCGCCTCGTTCCGCTCGCGGTGCTTTTCCCATTGGGTCTTCTTGATGCCGCGCACCGTCGAGGTGACCAACCGCTCCGCTGTTAGCTGTTCAAAGTACTCGCGTGAGTAGTTCGGGAAGTGGCAGAAGCCGACCGGCCAGGATTCGCCCGCGCCCAGGTCCGGCGTGCGGTTCCGCAGCCAGCGGTACAACTCCTCCTTCGCAATGTCTGTGTTGACCGGCCAGAGCCGGATGCCGTATTTCAGCTTGCTGCCGTGGGGTCCGACCTCCACCATGGAAGCGGACCCCACCAGGGACGCGGGACGATTGCTTCCCTTAACCCCCATCACGCGCATCGGGCTCATGCGCCGCACGTAGTCGTAAACCGCCATCGTGTTGTAGCCGGTGTCGATGGCGAGCTTCGCGATCCTCGTGGGCTGACCGTATTCGGTCGGAATGTCCTCGTCCAAGAGCTTGGTGATGTTCTCCCAGACAGCGGGCTGCGTGGTGTCGCCGTCGAATACGCGATAGTCCACCGACCAGCTATGCCGGTCGCGACCCCAGGCGACGATCTCGCACTCCAGGCGGCGCGACTGCACGTCCACGCCAGCGGTGACCAGGATGCCGCCCTCCGGCACGACGCCCATCTGGTAATCCTCCCGGCGTTCGTACAGCCGGTCGGCCTCCGGCGCCTCCGCGACGTCCAGCCAGGGCAAGCCCAGGATCGTGTTGCAGAAGATCTGCTGCTTCTCCGGGTCTTCTCCGGCCTCGTCGCGCTTACGAGCAACCTCTTCCCAGGACAGCCAGCCGACCGGCGAGTAGAGCGACGACAGGTGATAGCCGTGGATGCGCGAGTTCTCCGCGCCGTCCGGCCTCCACTCGCCACGCGGAAGCATCCAGGCCTTGTGATGGTTCTGGAGCGCTTCGCCGCAGCCCGCGCAGTGATAGCGGGCCGTCTCCGGCTTGCCGTGCTGCCAGCGCAACTGCGCGAAGACCAGGATCTGCATCTCGTTGCAGTGCGGACAGGGCACCCAGTATTGCCGCTTGTCGCTGTCCTCGTAGAAACGCTCGATGCGCGAGTGGCCTGATACCGTCGGCGTCGAGACGATGAAGATCTTCCGGCGTGCGAAGTTCGTCGTGCGGGCGATGGCGAGTCCGCACGGTTCGCCTTCGCCTTCCACGTCGCCCTTGTAACCATCGACCTCATCGAGGAACAAGTAACGCGCCGACATAGACCGGAGTCCCTTGGCTGAGTTAGCTCCGGTCATTACCAGTAACCCGCCAGGAAACTCCTTACTAAGTAGCGTGTTACTGCTGTCGCGGGCTCGAGAATCCTTCACCCGCTCGCGCAGCACGACGGAGTCTTCGATGAGCGGGCCGATGCGTTGCTTACTGTTGCGCCGCGCCATCTCGATGGTCGGCTGCACCATGAGCATGGGACCGGGCGCCATGTGGATCGTGAAGCCGCACCAGTTGTTGCCGCACTCCGTCCCGCCGATCTGCGCCCCCTTCTGGAAGACCACCGTCTCCACGCGGGAAGCTGGCGACAGATCGTCCATGATGGCTCGCAGGAACGGCGCTCTCGACGTGCGCCACGGTCCCGGCTCCGGCGAGGATCGCGCCGATAGCTGACGGAACTTATCCGCCCATTGACTGACGGTGAAGGCAGGATCAGGTCTGGCGCCGTCGCGGGCTGCACGGTCGTATGCGGCGAGGGCGTCCGCGATTCTCAACTCGTCAATGAGCGTGACGGTCACTTATCGGAACTCACCCAGCGCGGCGGCGAGGCACTTATCCGGCGGGTAACCATGAGTGAAGTATTCGCACTGCAAACCTACGTTGGCCTTGCCGCCCTTGGCCTTGATCCACGGCACTTTGCGGTTGGCGGCATAGCCGCCGCCGTACTCGTCATCCTGCGGCCAGTCGTAATACATCTTGGCGTCCGGGTCGTAGTTGTCCTGCACCAGACGCAACATGGTGGCGGCGGCGTAGCCGGTTCCGCAGTAGCGCGGCGCCTCCTGGCGGAAGCCGCCCTGGGGCAAGCTCACCGTCACGTAGCCCAGGAAGTACAACGATGGAAACGCGCAGACCGGCGAGGGCTCAGGGCCGATGCGCGTGTTCATTTGCCAGTTATCCGGTGGACCGAACTCCGCGATTTGGCACTCGCGCATTTCATCGCTGAGTTCCTGCGCGGTCCCAGGAATCGCGGGCAGTTGGGCGATGGAGTCCTTCAGGTCCTTCAGCTTTTCTAAGGCGTCCGGCATAGTTACTCCTCTTCCTTGTCGTCTTCGTTGTCGTCTTCCTCATCGTCCTTCGGCTTATCGATGTAAGTCATAAGTCACTCCTAAGTCAGGTTAGTTTCCGCAAAGTCGGTAAATACCCGGCGGATCTCCTCCTCAAGGATCTGGAACACCTTGGCCTCGTCCCGCTCCCCGGCCAGGAGTGGCGCGACTCTGGCGGGGATGTTCATGCACGCATCGCGAATCATCCGAAACCGGCTGAAGGCGGCGCGTTCTACAGCGGCGCGGGAAATCAGTTCACCAGCGCGGACCTCAAGCTCCAGCTTTCTCCTCTGCGCGTCATAGACTTCCTTCAGTGCGCGAGCGTCGGCGTACATCATGCCCGCGACCGGCTCCGTCGCCGGGACGCTGGTCTGCTTCGGCTGGGGGCCGTGGGGTCCAGCGGAGATCTTGGCTTTGCTATGGGCTTCCCACTCGCGATCCGCCGCTTCGCTATCGATGGTGCCGTCGGCGTTGCGCGTGATGCGCCCGTCGCGCACTGCGTTGGCGATGGCTTGCGGGTTCACGCCGCGCTGGACGGCGTATTCAGTAATCGAGACGTCCATTCGACAGGTCTTGCCTCACGGTCGAAGTTGCTGTACACTTCGCGTAAGTAAAGCCTGTCGAAGATATCGTTCATGGAGCCGCTGGCATCGAACCCCAGCGGCTTCGCTGTTTTAGACCTTGGGTGGTGCGGGCGCGGGCGGCGGCGTCGTGGTCGTCGTCGCCGGAGTCACCGTCACCGGAACCGCAGGAGCAGCCGGTTTCGCTTCGGCCTCGTCCTCACTCACCATCACCAGCGCGGTAAGCTCGCCAACGATCACGCCCTTGACCGGCGTGCCGCCGTCCACTTCCACCTCGCCGGACTTCGCGCCGTCCTTCGCGCCGATAGGGATTACGAGTGAGATCATGAGTTGTCCTTTGACTAACTGACTTATCATCGATTCACCCATAAGGTCAACAAAATAATAAGTTACGACCATTAACCTGCTATAATGAGGTTTAAGGGGGTAGTAAGTGACCTCCGAACCCGCCCAGGCCGACCGGCCAGACCCCCAGATCAGGAACTCCCCTATAACCGAAAGATCGCCTTTGGCAGGGACATGTGCGAATTGGTGCAGGCGCGAAGC